CAGCTTTCTGAACAAGCATCAAAAGAACGGTTGGGTCAACCTTGACATCAAGCAAGCAAAGAATGGTAACTATTACCTAGAGCTTGATACTTGGGAGCCGAAAGGCGGCGCTAAGGCGACACACAACCCAACAACACCAAGCGGTGACCTTCCGTTCTAAACAGGTTATCAGTGATAGGGGCGGAGCTGAGAGGCTCCGCCTTCCTATCTATTACCTAGAGGTAGAGATGGCTTACTTCAAGGCAAAAGCTTGGAGAAAGATAGACACGTGGGTAGTCACCTTCGTGGAGGATAAAGACAGAATACTTAAGGATGACTTCAAAACAAACTCCAGACTCAACGATGAATTCTACGGGTCAAAATTCAAAGGACAAAGAGGGCTCAGAATCGACAGAGTCATCAGCAAAAAAAGAATCGGATACACCAACTGGTGATCAGGTATTTATCTACTGGGAGCAATGAGAAAATCTTACGGCAATATATTAGAACAACAGGATATAGACTTCTTAGAGTCTATCCAAGACTATTCTAGACACAGCTTAAGAGAACCCAACAATACAATACAGAAGATACTTTCGGAGATATCTAAAGACTTTGACTTCACTATAAAGGACGAGTCTTATTGGCTCATAGAAAGCCGACCATCAGGACACGAGTGGCACAAAGACACCGGTTCTGAAAACCATATGCAGTGGTGTGAGGTCGGATGCAGTATGTTGCTGTCTGGCGATTTTGAAGGGGGCAAAACCCTGTACCGAGAGGGTGAAGATATTGTAGCTGTTGCACGCAACACATACGAGCTTTTGGTACACACTTCTGATTTAGAACATAAAGTAGAACCAAGCTTAGGAAAAAGAAAAGTATTACTATTATTCATATAAATGTCGGGGAGGAGTATTTTTTGGTTTGACGTTTGCCTTCGTGGTGAAGGCGCCTCCCCACATTTACTCATACGTGTGCCAAAGTGGTACACGTATAACCTTTAACACCAAAGATGATACAAAACGATAGGGTTTTGTGTCTTTAATAGAACATTATGTCAAGTAAACTGCACAAGATGCTTGACACCTTTAACACCAACGAGAAATGATAGAGTTTAAATGGTTTGTGATTATATTGACTATCGCCTTGAGTGCGATATTCATATATCTCACAGGAAAAGATGAGGACAATTAATAACGCAATAGAGATGAAAGAAGAGAACTTAAACATTGAGTGGTGGCATAAGAGGATGATCCTTTACGCCTTAAGAAATTTTGATACACAGCAAGAAGCCGCAGATGCCCTTGGGTGTAGCACTAGACATTTAATCAGGAAAAAAAGAGAGTACTATGAAGACAAACTACAAGACAAGTAGAACAGCTGAAGCTCGTGAGACAATCATTAGAATTGCTCGCTACGCTAGTAAGAATATGATGAGAACTAAAAATAAATCAGAGCAGTACGCAAAGATTATCGATGCGTGTATGCGTGATATCAATGACTATGGAATCGAAAAAGATTAAAGATGTTATCATAGAACACTACGCAGATACAGATGACATCTTGTTTGCCGACGGCTTTGATGATGCGATAATAGGCTTCGAACCCAACCTCTGGAAGGTTGTGTATTCTCGCCAGAAGTGTATAGAGGTACTCAGTAAAGAGGACGATATGAACGAAGAGGAAGCTCTTGATTACCTTGAGTACAATACATTCAATGCATACGTAGGGGATAAGACCCCTGTATGGGTGGAAGATTTTGGCTGGTACTGATGACAGCTCCAGATATTATTTTAGCTGTTGTTGTAGTTGCCCTATGGAATGGGTACTTAATTTACAGAATGAATAGAGATGACAAGAAAAAGAAAACACGTTAGAGAGATTCAGAAGTATCTAGAGATGCTTATGATGGATCAAGTAAACCTCAGCATATACGCTAGTAGGTTTGGATGGAGCGATGAGATACAGCACCAGCTGTCAAACTCAGCACTGTTAATTAGAAAGTATGAACGCCGACTCAGGCTCATAAAAATGTAATATGAGAACTTGCTCAACCTGCAAGAAGAGAAAACCTACATCTGAATACCATCGCAAAGGCAGTGGGTATATCAAGATGTGTAAGTCTTGCAGGAAAGAGAGGGGACATAGTAAGAAAAAGAGATATAAGGACGGATACTATACCGTGTATTATCTTCCTGAGCACCATTACGTAGGTATGACAAACGCTCTTAAGAATAGGCTTCAGGAACACAGAAGTAAGAACGGTAGAATAACCGTTGGATACGAGGTTATAGCCACGTTTGAAAAAGCAGTTGACGCACACTGGTTTGAAACTACACTTCACGCTATGGGATATCACGGCTTTTATTACAAGAAAGGTAGAGACAAGAATAAAACAATAGATAAAGAAGTCGATATTGACGATTTCTACAACACAGTTTTAAATGACAATCAAACTAAACTTTTTTAATTATGTCCTATTTAGACAACCCGGAACACAAGAAGATTATCGACTGCGTACTCGAACAGAACGCAAAGCTGTTCCAAAACTTGGGCGAGGACTGCTCCAAGGCAGACTATGAAAAAGCAAAGCTGGAAGAACGTAGGAAGCTACGTAGGATAATAGATTTAGATCCTGAGAAGATAGGTAGACTAGTTAAAGACTCACTCGATGACTAAGGATGATATCAAAAGAGTTTGTGACAACACAAAGAATCTCTTAGTAAAAAAGAACGAGGCATACGGCGACAGCGCACTCAATCCACTAGGCATCTTCGGGAATGGAGATGCCGTCTTGTCTCTAGGGGCTAGGATGGATGACAAGCTGATGCGCCTGAAGGGTCTTGGAATAGGCAAAGAATCGATAGATACTTTGTACGACCTACACGGATACATAACTTTACTTATTATTGCAATCGAAAGAAAAGAAAACCTAAACAGCTTTGATTCTGTGTGTGATGACGATAGCAATACAACAAAATTAATTTCAGATGCTAGAGAAAACCATAACGATGTTCAAGAACGTCAGAGATACGACCAACCCACAACACACTACCATACAAATCTCACTGGAGCGTATCAAGAGTGGCAAACAGAAATCCTTGATAGAGAGGGTCCGTGGAGTACACAGCGTGGACCAGAACGGGAATCCGATTCCTGATAAAGACGCTAAGCTTGAGCTTCCTGTGGTAATGTACAGCGGGAAGTTCTCTGGACGTAAAGACAATGACTTAGAAGAGCACAGCAGTGTCATCGTATTAGACTTTGACCACATAAACGTAGATGAATCCAAGCGTGTTCTAGCTACAGATGACTACGTACTTGCCTGTTGGGTGTCTCCAAGTGGGGACGGACTTAAAGCTTTGGTTAAAGTATCTACACCTAGCAAACACCGTGATCACTTCCGTGCCATATCTTCTTATATGGAGCGTCAGTACGGACTAGAGGTAGACCCTACAGGACAGAATGAAGCTCGCCTATGCTTCGAGTCATACGACCCGGAGATAATCATTAACGAGGACTCTAAGGTTTTCTCTTCGCTTCTTTCAGAGCGCAGTGAAAACCAAACCGCACAGTCCGCACCTAATACAGACTACAATAAGTTAGCTGTTCTTGCTGCTATGATTCGTAGAGCGGGAGATGGAGCCAAACACCAAGAGCTGCTGAAGGCGGCGAATCTTGCAGGAGGTTTCATCGCTGCAGGACGTATAGAGGAAGACGAGGCTAAGCGTGTACTCATCAAAGAGATACTCAAGAGAGATATCGACAGCGAAGAGGTAGCTGTCAATACCATACGAGAAGGTATTGAGCACGGAAAGACTATGCCTGTGCAGGACGTGGTTGACAATGAGAACAGGATTAAAAGAGAGATGCTCATCAACGATGGGGATATGTCTTTTATTTCTGACTCCGATTCAGACTACCAATGGATACACAGGTTTGCCATTGGAGAGATCCCCAAAGGTCTCGACACTGGCAACGCAAGGCTAGACCAGTACTTCAGATACAAGCCTGAGTTCGTTATTATCAATGGGCACTCTAACGTAGGTAAGACTACGATGGCGCTGTACCTGATGGTGAATTCATCCATACGTCACGGATGGAGATGGATTATATACAGCTCTGAGAACAAGACAGCTGCTATTAAGATGCGCCTGATGGAGTTCATACTAGACATCCCTATCAATATGATGACATATGCCGAGCGCACAGCTGCTTTTAGCTGGGTGTCGGAACACTTCAAGGTGATATCCAACTCAGATGTATACAGCTATATGGATCTGATTATCTTTGCTGAGAAGCTCATCCAATACGAGGGCAACTACCAAGGCTTCTTTATAGATCCTTACAACAGCTTGAAGATACAGATGGGTCAGGGTTCGGCACTATCTACCCACGACTACCACTACGAAGCGGCTAGTGAGCTGTTGACCTTCACCAATAGACACGATATGGCTATGTGGCTTAACGCACACTCAGTGACTGAGGCACAGAGACAGAAGGGTCCAGACGGTTTGCCTGTCGCTCCGTTCGCAGAGCAGACTGAAGGAGGCGGTAAGTTCGTGAACCGCTCTGATTCGTTCTTGTCATTTCATAGACGGGTCCAAGCACCTACCTCTGATGAACGTAGAACTATGGAGTTCCACGTCCGCAAGGTACGCTCACAAGAAACTGGCGGTGAACCTACTCCATTGGACGAGCCATTCCTATGCAGGATGAACATAGAGCGTACCGGATTCGAGACACTTGACACCCACAGGAGGTTATTTGAGCCATTGGTGATAAAAAATGAGCAAACTTACTTTGAAATCTGATTGCTATTGATTAGATTTGTTATATGTACGTAGATTATAATGAAGTCATAATCATCCTCCCTAAGCCGCCAAGCCTCAACAAGTGGTATTCAGGCAAGCACTGGTCAGTAAGAAAGAGCCAGAAGGAAAAATACACCAAGCACATTAAGGAACAGTTAGATACGATCGATCCATTTTGTATGGATCGCTTCGTGATTGACGTAACCTATAACTGTCGCTACGATGTAGACAATGCCATCACTTGTGCCAAGTTTCTTGCAGACTACTTGCGTGCTGAGGGATATGTTGAAGATGACAACCCTAAGTTTTTTACTTCACAGTCAACAACATATAACCCAGAATTAAAGAAAGATGAGTTCAGAGCAAAAATTAAATGCTATGGATATAAAAGCCGTGAGTAAATCCTACTACACGGCTCTTTATATGGTGCACGATTTAACAACAGACCTTTACGAATCCATTCACGATGACAAAGGCAATCCTATTCTAGACGAAGAGTTCTTATACCAGCTGATACAGCAGTACAAGAAGGTCGTTCGTGGAGAACTAGATATGATTAAATCTGCAGCAGCACAGCACAATGAGTCAAGATAAGATAGTACTAGTGTTTTTAGACTCGATGAATGGTATTAACTTTCATCGACTGCAGACACCGTTACTGAGGCTTATGTCTCAAGGTATGCGTGTACATTTCTTCAAAGACTTTGATGAGCTGAAGACCTTTAACACGGACTTCATCTCTCACATTATAGTTTCAAGAAGATGCACGGTCAATAACTACAAAGCTTTTAATGAATGGCTCAAGGCTAACGACATCAAGCTTGTTCTTGATCTCGATGATTACTGGGAGCTGCCTAAATACAACGAAGCATACAAGTACTACAAGAAGATAAAATCTGTAGAGATTGTAGAGACCATAAAGATGTCAGACATCATATGGACACCTTCGAAATATTTAGGTAAGCTTATGTCTAACATCAATCCTAAAGCTGAGGTATACATCATACCAAATACACTAGACCTAAATCACGAGCAATGGCAACAGAGAAAGAAGCCTAGCAAGGAGGTAAGGTTTGGATACGTAGGCGCAAAGAACCACGGGCGAGACATCAACCTGATATCATACAGCTTCGAAGGTAAGGAGATGTACTGCGTAGGTCTTGAGGATTATCCAGAAAGGTTCAAGGCATCACACGTTCTGCTTCCAACATCTATTGGCGAGTACGGAAAGATGTACGAGAGCTTTGATGTTTCGTTGGCGCCGCTTCAAGGCGGCACCTTCAACAAGTGTAAGAGTGATCTAAAGGTTGTTGAGGCTGGATACACAAGAAGCTCAATCATAGCTTCCAACACCACCCCCTACAAAGAAAGCATAGAGAACAACGTAACAGGTTTGCTGTGCTCTACGCCAAGGGATTGGAAGCAAGCGATTGAATCTATGACTAAGGAGAAGCACCGTGAGCTGTCAGGCAACCTGAACAGACACGTGAAGAAGCACTACGACTTGGACAAATTAAATAAGATAAGAACAGACTCTCTAGGACTTTAATATGTTTATCAAAGAACAAGAGCTGTTCGAAGCTTTAAAGAACAGCTTCATACCAGACCTAACGCCAAGCCATAAACAGATGGCAAGGTATGACTGCTACTCTAAGTCTCATAACCTAGACATAGAGCTCAAGTGTAGAAAGAAACACTACGATGATTTACTGATTGAAAAGAAGAAGTATGATGCGCTCATATTTAGAGCTGTTACCTTTGGCTCGTCGCCCGTGTATATAAATTCAACACCCGTTGGTGTATGGGCGTTCAGGATACTTGAGATAGGCGAGCCCTCTTGGGAAACAAGGGGGATGCCAAAGACCTCAGAGTTTTCACAGCGCCAGTTTATCGACAAGGTTGTAGGCTATTATCATATCGATTCAGGGGTGGAGATTACGGACAAAATTAAATAACCGTCAGGTTATATTTTGTACCTTGCATCTCCTTTGTTTAACCCTGTAAAATACATTATGATATGGCTGAAGATATCAACCTCAGCGAAGACTTCGCAGACTTCGTAAACGAACTAGCAACCAGCGAAAAGAATAGCAATGCGTGTTCAATAGATAACCCGGAATGCGAAGGCTGTGGGAGCTAAGCGAAGAATATAATTTAAGAGAGGGGTTGTAAAGACCCCTCTCACCACTTAATTTAATTGACTATGAATAAAACTCAACGAGAAATCGAGGACGTACTGCAGGTACGTCTATCCTTTATGCAGCTAGAGGATTACTGGGACAAGTACTCAAGAAAGAACAACGTCACTAGCAGCAGACTACACGAAAACGTAATACACCGACACGCATTCTGCCACGCAGTAAGGGAGAATGCTAGAATGTCCCTGCAGAAAATTGGCAAGATCATTGGGCGTGATCACGCAACAGTTATATGGGGATGCAAGAACCACGAGATGAACTATAGGTTCGACTCTGATTACAGGATTGTATACGACAACATCAACCAAGAGATACAGCATATGCTTCTAGAGAACGGCGTGGTCCCCAAGACCATAGCCGATGGCAACGATGTCAGAGATGTGCACTTCAAGTTTCTAGATTTATCAAAGAAGCTGAGAAGCTCTATCAATACAGTCAACAGCTACAAGGTCGAGATGAAAAAGGTAGAGGTATACAAGAAGCATATAGCAGAACTTGAAGCTAAAAATAAAAAGCTTAATAAAGAATTATCTAGATTAAAGAATCTACTCTAACAATTAAATTAAATACTATGGGTACTCACTCAAAAATTAAAATGCCGCCTAAGCTGTTTAAAAAAATAACTAGAGAATATAAGCGCCGATATAAACTTAATCCATTAGAAGCCACCAGAAAGAGGGAGAACGTAATCAGTAGACACTGCCTAGGTCTGATCCTGCAAGATGAATTCCATATGGGCGCTACAGATATCAGCTCCCTGATAGGATGCGACCACGCCAACATACTCTACGGAAACAAGAAGGCGGAGGAACAGATAGCTGTTAGGGATGCACAGTACGTTAAGTCTCTGGAAAATTGGAGGCGCATCTTCAAGAGGAACGACATAGAGGTATCCGATACTGAGGACACAACAAACACAATAAAGAATAGAATAACAGCTGTTATTAGTGATGGCATCACAGACTCGCTTATACTCAAGGAAGAAGTAGGAGACGTCTTAATAGATGTGTTAAGAACTTTTGCACCAGAGTACGTGGAGGAAGACTAACCTTTACGTATCTTTGACCTGATTCTTATCCTGCTTTTCTCATAGTCATCTCTAAGCAGCGAAGGGTTCCTTAACGGGAACCCTTCTTTTTTTTAGCCTTAGCGTAACAGCATTGCCCGTCACACTCCTTTGGCTCTATTTCACAATACTCAATCTTTCTAGAGGTATTGTCTTTCTTTCTCTTACTCATTAAACAGATACTTATCGATTAGTCTTTTTCCTATTGCCAGTGCTAAGAGTATTAGCGCAAAGTAAAAAACTAACCCCTGTATCTTTTGGAAGAATGTTTTTTGTTCAACATATACAAATTTTTCAAATGGTACTTCAATCTGTTTCACTATCGTATCCGAGTCGCATTTGGCGTCTATAATAAGTGTGTCCACATTCCTTATTACTTTCACTTTCAGCCTTTCCTTTTCTACTACTATAGTATCTTGTTGCTTCGTAATCACAGTATCCGTGGTAACCACAGGCGGCACTACAACCGTGTCCGTCACAACCAGCGTGTCTTTTTCCAGAACCATAGGATCTTTTTTCATCGCTCGCTTTAGGTGCCATTGAGCGCTGCAGCTCATCAATGAGCTTATTATAATTAACTGTACCAGCCATTTCATCAAGATAGTGATTTAATCATTTCAATCATTTCAGGTTGTGGGAAGATATCTGTCTTGTCCTTACGTACAGAGTTGTGAGTGTATAGTCCAGCCTCGCCACGCAATGCCTTCTTAGATACGCTCCACATATCTTCTTCGCTGTAGTCCAACGGGATGCCGTAGATCTCGTTCCAGTATCTCAACAGATTTTCTACACTGCGTATCTGTTCGTCAGAATATCTGTGGTAGAATCTGTGTCCTTTGTATGGAGTCTCTAGTTCACACACCTCTTCCTTCGGCACTGTTCTGTCAACGTAGTTGTAGAACTTACCGTTCTTTTCTTCGAGCCATCCCCAAGCGTTGATCTCTACACCGATAGCAATCTTGTCTAGTCTCTGATAAGGGATGTCGTATGCTTGGAAGACACTTCTTTTTATACCTAAGTGATAACCCCAGTATCTACTGCTGAATGCCTGAGCGATTACACCGTCGCCCTCTTTGGCGCCTGTATTTGAGATACAGACGCAAGTGGCGATCCTGCCTCGGCTGTCTCTACCCCAGTTCTTGATTGTGTTTACACCACTGGCGTTGCCTGCAGTGTGGTGCAAGTAAATCTGTTTCTTAGGGTGCTCTTCTTTTACATACTCACCGTCTGGTAGCGGCACCTGAATAATGTCTTTTAGGAAATCGTGTGACATAATTTATTTTTGTTTAGCAAATTTTTCTAATCCTGCGATACCGAATGATCCAAGGGTCACTATAACAAAACTGTTATAAGTGAACTCGTTGATGTATAGGTCGTTCCCAAACGCACCAGTGATCACATCGGCAATCATCACTAACACCATTACGGCAAAGGAGAGAAAACCTATAATGGTTTTCTCGTTCCAATTGTTGTCGTCCTTAAATATATCTATGAACTTCATTATATATCTTCAATTTTTAGCTGTATATATCGCTTGTTGAAATCGGCAACCAATTTGTATCTAGCTTTTTCAAGCTTGTCCAGTCTAGCTTCTTGCTTTAGTGGGTCCTTGATACCTGCTGCCTCGTCCTCAAGCTTACTAATTTTTTTCAAACGGGATTTGTAATCCTTACCCATCTTATGCATTTCGTATATCTTCTTGGCATCTGGACCTTTGATTATGCCAGCCTTTACTTCCTTGAACTTTTGGTTAACATCAACAGTTCTTTCATAGAAACTGTTTATGTTTGAATACTCGTATGGTTGTCCGTTGAAGATACGTACAAAAGGAATCTGTCTGGATTCTAACTGGTCCCAATTGCCAGTCAAAATTTTATCTATAGCGTTTACAGATCTCGTAGCAAACTTACCTGCACCACCAGTAAGAGTTTCAACCACAAAATCAATATTATCTGGATTCCAATCTATATATCCTGATCTATACTCAGATCCCCCAGTAAATTCATTCAACCATTTAGCCGCTGCTTGTGTCCATCTGTAACCGCTTTCTTTTCCTAATTGAGAATCCGGCTTTGGAGCTGGATCAAACGGGAAGTTCTCTCTGTATATCTTCTCACCAAAATAGTTTTCATTGAGAGCTATGGATAGTGGAATCTGACCGATAGTAGGTAGAGCAAACTTCACTAAATATGAAGAGGCATCTTTACTGTTTGGGAAGTTAATCGGAGAGAACGAACCTACTGCGGCCTGAACTATTGCCGATGCTACTTCTCCCGGAGTCTTGGTACCCATTAAGCCTTCAGCCATATAAGAACCTGCTACATAGAATGTATTCTGTCCATATGGCAAAGGCATCTTCCAGTAGTCCTTGCCGTTAGGCTTCATAATAATTATATTTCTTTCCTTTTCGAAATCAGCTATCTTGGAGTAGAAAGATTCTCCATCTTCATCTTCGTCGCTCTTCAATTCATTGTATAGTGAGAAAAGACTACCCATAATGTACAATCCCACAACCATCTTCTGTGCTCTTGTGAGGTGGTACTTTCTATTACCTTCACTATCTATTTTGTATGCTGGCTTTAAGGTACGCAACAATCTAGAACTACCCTGAACAGAGGCATTGAAGAACAGATATAAGCTGTTACCTATCTGTCCCCATTCCCCGCTCTTGTTAAAGTTGACTGTTAAGTTCTTTGCAAGCTCGGCGGCTTTGGCTCTAGGGACGCCAGCCTTCCGAGCATTGACATATGCTGATAAACGAACTGCATTCTCTACAGAAGAGTTTATACGCTCAACTAAGTTAGCCGCAGCTTTGAGTGCATTATCTCCTTTACCTCTTATCAATTTCTCGATGTCTTTGTTTATCTGATCTGCAGGTTTGCTATAGAACCATTCAGTCTTAGCACCGTCCTCCAAGAACTCCCTGTAGTACTGATCCATATCCTTGTTTCTGGAGGCCTCCTTCTTGCCAGTCCATCCACCCTCAACAGCGAATATAGTTACAGACGCAGGGTATACATCGTCAATTGTCTTGCCTACAATGTCCTTATCTTTTATCAATCCATCGTTTAGATCTTGTTCAGCATACAAGTTCAGCACCGCTGTTTGAATATCTCTAGTGAAGTTACGGAATATGAAACCGGGATCGTATGTGGTAATCAAAGCGCTTTGAAATCTGTTAAACGCACCCAGATATTTAGTAAGCCATTGAGACTTAGTGACATTAGCACCTCTAATGGCATTGGCTAGCCGGACATTATCAAATCTAATAAACTTGTAATCACCATCAATACGAACAGATACCATCTTCTCGTCAAGAAGGTAATCAGAAACAGATTTAGCAACTGCCACCACCTTGCCATTACGCAATAAAGTCTTGTAGTCTTTCGACTTTTCTGGATCTACAACTTCGTAAATATCTTTATTAGGGTTGTCCTTGGCTAGTTCATAGAACCTACGCATAACGTCGTTCTTAGCGCCTCTAATAATTGTAGTGGTGTTAGAGATGATAGCCTGAGTCAAAGGAGAGTCTGCTTTTCTTTTACGACCCTTAGCTCTTTTTTCTTTGGCACGTACCTCTAGTTTGCCGCCGCCTTCAATAATCTCTGAGCCGAACTGCTCATCTGCAAATCCTCTAAGCGGTACGTAGTTTTTATACGCAGCGTTAAACGCATCTATAGTACCCTGAGATTCTAGCCCAGATTCAACTAATCTGTTTCTAGTATCCGCTATTAACTCTCTGATAGCTGTTACTGCTGGACGAATCTTCGGCGACAGCTGAGACACATCTGGAGATGTTAGATTGAGATCGTACTTAGCCAATATCTTTCTAGCTTCTACATCAGTCATACCAGAACCATCCTTCACTAACGCATTGTCATAGAAGAATCTATAAGGAGTTGAACCATAGATCAATAGAAGGTCGGTCAAGTCAGATGACTTAAGATCTCTCTTGTTAGCTTCTACCTCTAGGTATTGTTCTTTAGAGATACCTAATAACTCGGACACCTCTGTAGGAGTCATACCGCTTTTCTTTCTCATTTCAGATAGGCTCTTGCCAATATCTGTAGAGATAGTGCGAAGATATCTGTTACGCTCTTGAGCGTGCATAGCATACAGCAAATCATTAACTTCCTCTACCGATAGACCAGACTTCTTGATCTTGCCAGCAATATCTTTTATTCTGTTTTCTGTTTTGTTTAGCTCGTTCTTTGCCGCACCGTGCATCAACACTTCCGCATTACGGAAGTCTTGGTCTAGACCAACGGGCTTACGTGTAGCGTACTCAATATCTTCTTGGACGACAATGATGTCTCTGTAGCTGTCTTGTATTTTACGTCTAGTAAGGTCTACAAAGCGCTCAAAAACATTTCTTTCTCTTGACTTCCAAGTATCTGAGGCAGCAACATCTTGATCCACCTTATTGTCTATCTGAGATCTAAGCACACCCTCCTTATTGTCATTTATAGCAGAGTATGTTTCTTCACTGTTTTTTTCTTGGTTTACCTGATCTTCAATTTGGAATCTTACAGTTTCTCCTTTAGAATCTTTGTATCCCTGCACCTCGAATACAGGATCGTTCTTGTCTGCATACACTACATCTTTAGCGTATACTAAGCCTCCAATTTGAACTACCTCAGATGCAGCCACTACTGGCTTTCCTGTACGTCTATCGTAGAAGTAGCTGTGACGGAATGGGTTCATACCAATCTGTCTCCAAGGTGATCCCTTACGAGCTGCACCGGGGTAGCTGCTTTCTATAGCTACAATCTCTTCTACCTTTTTAACAGCTGAAGCATCACGCTCTTCTTTGGTCTTACCGTCAAAGTTCTTCCACTTCCCGTGCATACGAGCAATGGTCGTCTTGTCTTGCTTCTTGCCTGTATCTATGTTTTTACCAGCTGCAATGAAGGCAGCCACTTTAGGATTGCTGCCAAATTGCACATCAGTAGCCCAAGCTACAGAGCCGTAGCTAATAGACTTACCCGCCTTACCACTGTCGTGGACAGATACAACCCAGATGTTTCTGTTCTTGTATGCTGGGATGTCTAGACGTAGACCTACTTCCTTGCCGTCTTCTATAGCTGTATTTAGGATCTTACCCTTATTGCTATCCAGCGCCTCTCTCATATCCTTAGTTGAGGCAGGTAAGAAGAACCGTGTAATTGGCTCTACAGGCTGTGTGATACGTACTGTCTCTTGATATTCAGCATTGCTTATCTTTCCTTGGAGTAAGTCTAATGCCGCTTCCTGTACAGGTGTAGATCTATTTACAATGGCTGGGTTCACTTGACCTTTACCAAACTTGCTAGACTCCCAGTCGATCTGTTCTCTAGCCTGTACCTTAGCTACCTTTGGAATAGCTCCAGCACTTGACTTTACATTAGATACAGCAAACTTAGGATCCTCTTTAGTGGATACCTCTGGTCCAGACACATTATACTTAGTATACTCATTAGTAAGGTCGTAAGACTTGTAGTATTTGTTTGGCTGCAGGATACGCTTGATCTTCGCTTTTACAGTCCATCCGAATGATGGGTGGTGATCTGGATCTCCCGGCTTAGTCTTAGATATCTCGAAGGTATTAGGGTCAAACTCCACGAAGCTCATAACCTCACCACCTTCAACACCTTGATTAAGCGGGTCTGCAATAAGGTTGTAGAACTGATTCAAGTTCTTAATACCAATAGCTTTCTGGAACTCTTTACTTGCAGCGATCTTCTGGTTAAGAGCTTTACGTAAATCAGGTGAATAGTTATTATCAGCATCAAGAAGCTCCACTAGTTTCATAGGGTTCTTCTTGAACGAGTTTAGATTTTTAAGTCTAGATTTATTCTTCTTGTTAAACGCTTCGAATGCTTCAGCACCGGCTTTAGATTTGATAGCTCCGTTAAATACTTCCATCAATCTAGCCTTGCTCATAATCTTATTGTCGAGCACTGTCTTTACTAGCTCCTCAAAGATATGATGCTGGAACTGCCAAGAATCTTTTAATGTTCCTGAGTGTGGGGCAAACAGATCAGCATTACCTTCTTTGGCGTTTCTAATAAACCCTTCTGCCTGTGACTCAGAGTTGAACGCAGCTAGGTTGGAAACCTCGCCGAGCTCTTTGCCGTTGCGCTCAAGCATTAGAGGCACATAGTTTCTACCACCTAATAACTCAATAGAAATACCATTACCTAGTTCGGTTGTGCCTGCACTAGTATAGTCGTACATATTGGTAACAAAGTTTCTACCTTCTAGCTCATTGATGTCTATGTCGGTAACAAACTTGTTAACAAATCCTCTAGGGTCATCAGACGCTTTAGGGGCGTCGATGACTTTGATCTGTTCTCTAGGGATGCTTATAGTACCTACCTGTCCAGACTCACCCTGCTCCTCTGTAGGCACTCCCTCTGTAGGGGCAGCTTCCTCGGCAACAGCTGTACGTCCCTCTAAAGCATCTAAGAATCCATTGATAAAGTCAAACGCTTCCTCCTTAGACTTAATAGCTGTGTCGTCTATCTTGAGTCCTAGTATGTTATTAAGTATTCTAACAACAGCTTTTCTAATTCGCTCAATAGTTGATAGAGACATCTTCTGTACGTCAATGCCATCCTTGACCTCTGCGACAAACTCAGCCAAGAACTCCTCGGCAATCACTGCATCCTCAAGAGTTAGACCCTTACCGTACACCTCTCTGTTGAGGTATTCTTTTTGGAAAGCTGTTAGCTTATCGGCTAACGCTTTCTCTACCTTGGTGCCTTTGTTCAATTGTGATCTCACCTCATTAGTGAATCGCACAATCTGTTTTGAGTTTAGATCAACAGCTTTAACATAAGCGTGCATCATCTCGTGAGACAAACTACCTAGGCTGGCTTTGTCTGCATTCACTACTACAGCAGATGTACCATCCTCAAGTGTTCTGAATTGAGCTCTTGACGAAGACCCTGTAACGTTCTGCATATCAGCATCGCTAACTACATATACATTTACAGGAGCGGCACCAATAGACGATAACGCACTATTGAAACTCTCAATCATCTGTGGTGCCTTGTCACTAAGGTTGATAGCATCTACAGAAGCAGTTTCTAGCTGTTGTCTATCAGCACTTGGTGCTTCAGTGACCACTGGCTCTTCAGTGACAGCTGCTTCTTCCGCTACAGCCTGATCAACCACTACATCAATGCCATATGTCTTCTCGCCTCTTCTACCAGTTGTTTCAGTGGAGAATACAAGTAGGCTTGGATCCTCAACGGACAAACTTTCCTGAAGGGCTTCCGCTGCTGCCATTGCCTCTTCTTCTGTGGCGTAGGTCATTTCCTCTTCAGGGAATCTTCTTCGCTCTGTAGTAGGTTCTTCGGCAACAGCTTCTTCTACTGCTGCTTCTTCTACTATAGGTTGTTCTGCTGGTACTTCTTCTGTAACAGCCTCTTCAGCTGTTACTTCTTCAGGTGCTTGAACATCTCTATCTGCCGTAACCTCTTCAACGCCTGCTTCTTCGATAGGTTCGCCTTCGACAACGGCTTGCCCTTCTTCGACAGGACTTGGTACCCCTGCTTCTTCTTGACTAACATCTTCTAAGTATTTACTTTCGATCGCTGCCTTTCTGCTTCTAGCATCTACAAGTTTAGATCTAGCCTCTTGCTTTTCTTCGACAGTTTCGGCTACACCGAACTGTCTAGACAACTCACGTATTTCTGTATTGATATCTGATATAGCGGCTTGGTCTTCCGCTGAGAACTCTGCAGGAGCTTCGGCTATTGGAGCCTCTTCTCCGAGAACCTCTTCTGCTGTAACTGGAGCCTCTTCTACTACCTCCTCTTCAACCGCAGGTTCTACAGCTATTGGCTCCTCAACTGCAGGCTCTTCAACAATAACCTCCTCTACAGCGGCTTCCTGCTCTACTGCAGAAAACTTATCAGCTAATAGATCTGTTACCTCTGAATCATTTGTGGCTTCCCAAGCTCCTTCTGTAATCTCTTCAGGAGTGGCTGCTTCTAGCTGTTCTATAAATTGTTCTCTGCTTAGGAACTTACCATCACGAAGATATGTAGCATTTCTTCGCTCAGCCATATTAACTAACTCAGCATCTATTTCTTTTATCCTGTCGGTCTTATCCTTTACAAGGCTTTTATCTTTGCCCTGTATCTGTTCGTCAAGAGTTTTCTTTTCAACAAGCAACTCAAGAGCCTTCTTCTGATCGGCAATGTTTAAGTCGGTTGGAATCTGTGTGGTTACGCCAATGATTCTGTTAAACTCATCAAAATTTTGCTTAGCCTCAGCTTCCGTCATCTCACCAGCAGAGACTTTTTGTCTTAGGCTTTGACCATACATAGTGGTAAACTCAGAGTCGGTAGACATATCCTTAAGCATATTAAACGCATCGTCGTCTATTAAGCTCATCTCTTTGTTATTCACTGCATTGATTACAGCTCCCGGAGTAGATAGTACAAAACCACCTACAGCTTCTTGAGCACCGCCCTTTAAAACCTCACCAGCAAATTCAATCCAAGTGTTGGGGGTCTGGAACATATCCTTCTCCTTGGAGATATTGTATATTTCTTTTATGGTGATTTCAGCAGCTTGTTGCGCTGCACCTGTTTCAAATTCTGCAAGACCACCGGCGCCCACAGTAAGAATACCACGAGCCATCATATTCTCAACATCCTCTCTAATAAACTGAGAAAATGTCTTAGCTGATGTTGACTTTGTAGATCTACCTAGGGCTTTTGCTACCAAGCTGTTGAGCAGACCTTTCTGGTTTATGACGTTTCTAAAACCATATGTTTCTAGTACAGCGACAGTTACACCAACTGGAGCTGTAATGTAGTACTTTTCACTTTCAGATATATCATCAAACTCTGGATTGCTCTCCATCTCTTGGTTCAACTGATCTGTTGTTAGGGCATACATATTTGCAGTACGCTGAGCCCAACCCACAGGACCAGCACCACCAGCCATAGCGGGTAATGATTCAGCAAGTCCAAGAATAGCACCGCCCCAGAAGCCTTCCTTCTGCATATCACGCCACTGCTCTGTGGTTCCCTTGTCTCCAAACAGCTCACGAGCACCTTCACGTGTAGCGTCTACAATACCCATCTCTGGATCTGTATTTGCAGCTACAAATGAATATGGGTTTCTGAAGTATCCTTCCCCAAACTTTACGCCTTTCTTAGCGTTATCTTTAGCCTTCTCGTCTATAATCTGTCCAAGGGTTTTTCCAGCTGAGCGAGTACCATATTGCTGAAAGCTAACTGGACCAAACTCAGCTCCGAAAGCATCAGTTGTTTCTGCAGGCTCCTCTGGAACACTGTATTTCATTTGCTCCTTAATCTCAGCTACAGTCATATCCTCATAACCTTCAGGAAGAAGGTCTGAATATCCTAACTGCTCTGCAGCACTTATAAATGTCTCTCTATAGCCTTTCTCTCCCATCGCTGGTGTTGGGAAGTATTCCACCATAAAGTCTGTGAGCATACTCATCTGACCTGCAGAAATAGAACCCACGCCTGATAAAACGCTGTTCCAGATACCTCCAGCCCAGTTACCCTTCTGAGACTGCACGTCAACGAAATCACCCACCATCTTATCTAGACGGGCACCTTGTTCCTTGAAGTACTTTTCTCTCTCAACAAGATCTGCATATTCTTGTTGCAGTGCTATATCTCTCTCTTTGAATTCGTTGTACTCTAACCTAAGAGATGGATCGATGTTTATCTGCTCTTCTGTGAGACCTCCAAATTTATCATTGTATTCAACCTTAATCTCTTGAGCACGGGCGGTCCAAGAATCTATATCTTCTTTGTATTTCTTGGTTTCCTCATTGAATATATTCGATGCCTTTTCTACGTCTTCTTGGCTGCGAATAATGTTTTGCTGTTTAGAAAAGTCAAGTGAGTAATCGTTTATAGCTTCACTATCTACTGTATCTTGAGGGAAGAACGCATCCTCAGGTTGTTCTGTATATGTCGAATCGCCATCCAAAGATACTGAAGGAATAGCGTCGTCTTTTTTTTTTACTGCAGGCTCAGGGAACTTATACTGATTAAGAAACTCTTCCTTACTCTTAGTATAGAAACCGTCTCTGCTAACAACATCAAAAACCTTTTCTTTATATTCTGGTTCCTCTAGATATTTGAAAGCAAACTCTTCCCAAGTTTTAGTATAGTAACCTTCTCGTACAAGAAGGTCATAAAGTTTTACTAATTCGTCGTCCATACCTTAGTATTAATCTAATTCGCCTCTTCCGCCCTGTTGTGAGGCTCCTTCACCAGACTCATTAGAGCTGGGTTTCTGAGTCAAGGGTTGCAAGTCGTAAGTGTCTTGATATTTAGTTTGAATCCTGCCTATCTCTAAAGCTGTTGCTGGTCTGTAGACCATTCTCTTTTCTGTCTTTGTTGTTGGGCTTCCGTACTCATCTTCTGCTGGTACTTCAACCTCTTCCTCTACATTTACATATACGTTGCCGTCAGCACCCATACCTATTTGGGAAACACCGTCTACCTTAGCAGGCAGTGTCAAGAAATTAATCTCAACATATTTGCTACGGTCCCTGCGATCACTTTCTGCGAAAGGACCATCAACAGATCCAGTGTAGACCTCCTGTGTCATTTCGCTCATCTTTTTCAATCTTGTAGAACCTCCTGATCCCCCACCTCTTGATCGAGATGGTCGAGCTACCTTAAGTGGTAGAAGATCAATATAATTATCAACTAAAGAATTTACGTAGAAGTCAACATACTCTTGCTTGTTCTCAGAGTTTCTAACTAGCTCAAGTTCTTCCAAGCTATTAATCCTTCCGTCACCGTCACCTGCAAAACCAGATTGAGGGTTGTTAGCTGTTGTTGCTCCCCATATAGCGGCACGCTCTAAAGCCTCTGGAGAACCAGACATCTTCTTAGTAGCGATGTCCGTAATACGTTCTCTTAATCCATCTACATCTAGGTTACCTCTTCTGTCATAGAATGTAGAAACCACGTTAGAGGTTTCTTTCTGTAGGATTCTAGCTTGATCGTAAGGATTCAATAAGGCGTAAGATCCTGCTGAAGGTAATGCATTTGGATTCTCTAGGGCAGCTACCATATCTGCAAGATCTCGCTTCTGTGTTCTGAAGCTTCGATCCCATTCAAGGAACTCACCACCACTCATAGCAAACTTAGTGGGGTCTGCATTAAAAGCAGCTACCTGCTTGCGGTGCTCTTTAGCAAGCACCTGAGCAGTACCTGCTAGCTGTGTATAGTCTGCGTACACGTCCCTTAGATTTCTTCTGGATTCAATGTTGTCGCTCTCCGCAACCATATCCATAGCACTCTGCACCTTGTCCCAAGCTGTTTGAACAGCCTCCTTATCACCGTCTAAGTATAGGTTCTTCTCCTCTACGAATTTATCTAAGTAGGAATTTGTAGCAGCTTCATCCTGTCTCTTTTGATTGATGCGCTGTTGAGCGAGACCAGCGAAATCTGGTGTCTCAATTATATTTGCTGGTACGAAATCTGACATTACTTAAATTGTGGTTTATTCAGCAAGGAGCTTACAAATTTATGCAATTTTGAGTTGCCAGAAGATGATAGCTGTTTTAGTTTTTTAGCTTGGCTAGGGTTGAAGATGTATTCGCCGCCGGTCATTTCACCGATCTTAGCTCCATCCTTCATAATATCTATCGGGTTCGTTTTATGTGAAAACGCACCCGGTGTCTTCTGCACCCCGCCATCGTCGTATTCTTCTTGAATCTCTTCTAGCTGGGTTTCGGTTACATCAAGTTCATCTACACCCTCTGCAAGTTTTTGGAACTCAGATAAAGTAGGGGTCTGGAAACGGTTACCGCCAGATATAGTTGAGGCTTCTTTGAACAGCTCTTCTTGGGCTCCCTCTGTAAGTATTTTGGCTCTTTTTCTGGCAGCTCTCTTACTTTCTCCACCAGTATCCATAGCATCCATTCCTACCATAGCTGTCTTAGCGATATCTGTAAGACCGCCAACAATATTTTGTGTTCCAGCTGAAATAGCAGATGTAGCTTCTCCACGTTCTGCAGTCTCTCTTGCTATGTCTCTAGTGCGTTGGTTCTCAGCACCTTGAATGTTAGCGCGCATTGCAGCCATTATATCTGCTTGCTGCTGACCCAGCACACCAGTACGACCTTTGATACCAGCTTCTGTAACAGCGCCAATACCTCCGATCACTCCTCGTGACCCTGCACGCTGCAAAGCCTCTGTAGAGGTAGCCATAGACTTGTTTATCTCGTCTAGCTGTCGCTGTCGTACATCACTCTGTCTAGCCTGAGCAAGCATCTCGGCATATTCTTTGGGTCTCCCCGTTGGAGCTACATAGGCGTCTGCTAAGGCTCTTTTGCCTCTAGCTCTTTGTGATGCGCCAAAAACAGCCTTGCCTACTCCGGCAGCACCTTGTAGTGCTAGTAATGATATTGTTACTGGATCGATTGCCATAGTGCAAAAATACTAATTTTAATTATGCAGCTTAGAGTCTGCAAATACTGTGTTAATAGCAAACAACTCAATTGGTGATGAGGTTGTTTTTGTGAGTTTTAGCTGTATGTAATAGTCTCTGATTTGATCTCCTTCGATAGAGCTGTTACCAACAACTACTAATAAATCTCCATCAGATACCGTGACATTACCGCTTAGCGTCAGTGTCTTCTCCGCTGTTATAGACAGCGGGTAGACACTTAGGCTGTCTAGCTGTGAGCCGTTAAGTTTGTATACCGTAGCGGTAGAGCCTAATGGGAATGACATCGTGTTTATAGGGCTGTCAAAGGTAATACTGTTGCCTCCAACAACATCTGAAGCTACATTACCTAATACAAATATCTCGCTAGTGCTAGTGACAGAGGTTATAGATGATCCGTGAGATGTAGTGTCTCCGTGAATAGAGGCGTAATAGAAGCCTTCTTTTTCGGTCCATACCCCGCTAGGCGCTGTGTCTGGATCGTATACAGTTCCTGCTAGGGTAGCTGTTTGGTTGGTCGTTGTAGCGACCACCTGCCAAGTAGCATCCCCCTCTAGAGATAGAGATTCAAAACTCTTGATAGCAGAAGGTGCACGGTTAGACACAGACTCAACAATAGATTCTGCAACAGCCCCACCGTAGTAAGTGTTTCTATCAGCATCTTCACTATGCTTGTATATCTTTCCTGACTTGAATGTATACATATCGCTGTTTAAAGATACAATAGATTCTGGAGTAAACGAATATCTTGTGGTCCAAGCCTTGTCATTTGTTCCGTAAGCTATGGTAAATGCGGCTAGTGCTACAGCATCTGAAGTTATGGTACCTGTGTCGTCAGATGTACAATAATCATTATCAAAAACGAAGGTTTGTTCGTCTGTGTTTACAGTTATCGCAGCAAAGAAGTTAAAGTCTGAGTTTGTTGCTACACCGTATCTAGTTACAGTTTCCGTTTCGGCAGAATCAATAAATATAGCCCCGCCATCTGCAATGTCGTCCATATATACAATTGCCTGAAGGCTATCCTGAAACTCGTCACATATGCTGTTAAAAGCTCTTTCTTCCGTGTTGAAACTAAATACAGCTACATCGTTTACAGTCACAGGAGCAAGAACTTTGGTTCCGCTACTGTCTAGCTGTGCGCTATATGTGTACTGCACTGAAGGTGAGGCATTAGTACTAACTACCACTTCAGCCTTTGTGATGGTATCAGATGATACTATATACTCATTGTTGTCTATATCTATACCTCCAACAACTTTAGTGGGCGAATACTTGGTAATCACACCAAACTTATCTTCAAAGTACGAAGACATATTAGCATCGCTAATTATCGTGATTCCTTGTGAATCGATTCGTAATACCCTACCTTTTTTAACATCAGCAAAATATACCATACCATCTCTTGAAGAGACGCTTTCTGAGTGTGAGGTTCCGTATTCTCCGACATAATATTGTTCTGATTGAAGTACGTTATTAGATAGCGCTACAAGGTTATCTCCACTGCTAGTCTGTATTACATTTCTGTTTACAGCTATAACACCAGCTCTGTTTTCCTGTATGAAATACAGCCTTTGGTTATATCCTTCCAGACCTTTCACTGAGCCATACTCATAATCCAAGTCCATAAAATTACTCAAGGACAGGTTGAATGACGACAATCCGTTAAATGTGCCTTCGTGTAGGTATGGCTCTGAATACGTTATAGAGCCGCTACGCTTAACTGTTTTAGCATCTGGTATAGGTGCTAATGGTCTACCTATAGAAGAGCTCTCAGAAGCGAAGAAATCGCTAACGCTGTAATCATCTATGTATTTGGTGATACCGGTTGTTCTCAGGTATATCCTATAGTTGTTTGCTTCTAGCTGATCAGTAGCTATAAAAATAGATCTAGGTCTAAAGTACGCATCTCCATTAGAGAGGTCAATAACCTTCTCTGGATTTGATACAGTAAAAGAATACGAACCAAGGGTGAATGAAGCCCCGGTTCTATACTTACCGTAATAGGTGCTTCCAGATTTCCAAGTATTTAGTATAGTGATATCTGGCTGTCCAGAGGTCTCTAAAACATCCCCCTTAAAGAATTGTGTACTGCTAGATATTTCATCAGCGGTGACAGTTGCTGTAAATGTAGTAGCTGTTCTTTCATCACTATGTACACCGTTAACAACTTGATAGCTTTTTCCTAGCTCATAATATATATTGTCCTCTGTTTCCGGCTTCTTATTGTATACTTCTACAATACATTTCTCAAACCACTTACTAGCCCTGTCGTTTATTTTAGATATGGTGAAATTAGAAGCTTCTGTATTTTCCTCTAGTACCAAAAATTTACCTGTAGTAGACTCTATGGAAGATGTACTAGAAGTATCTAGTATTGGGTTGTCATCACTATTCTCTAATATTTCGTACCCAATAACATTAAATTCTGATGTCTCGTATCCACCATCGTAACTTATGATACGAAGCTTATCCCCATTTTCAAAAGTATAGCTTAATAACGCTCCCGTAGAGTTGTCGTAACTATTTTCTTTCCCTGTTAGTGTATTTAAGGATACATAAATCACATCCGAAGATGAAAAAGATGTTATATCTCCTTCTGATCTAAAAGGAATAAATGCGCCGCCAACACCATATATAAACTTGCTGGTCGTACCTCCTCTACCTGTGTATACAGGAGCCCATCTACTAGCCCAAGAAGGAGCTGATTCAGGAAGTCTCATAACAATAGATGCCGCCCCGTACAGATCGTTTTCATTTGATCTGTCGTTTAGAGCATTCACATACACGTCACCTAACTCTTGAACACCACTACTTCTGTTTCTACTGTCGTAATAAACAATACCCAGTTTATGAGATGATCCAGATTTAAACGCCTTTGTTTCTTTTCCGAGCTCAGTGAGAGCGAAAGTACCCACACTCAATTCAGAACTGCTTGTCGTAACTACATAGCTTGTAAGATTGACAGATATCACATCTGAATTAACGATGTTCATCCTCGTCTGAGCAGCTCCTTTATAATACTCCTGAACCTGAAGATCAACGCTTATAGGTCTGAATTCAACGGTTGATGTAGTGGTCCCTACTGGATGCGTAACAAAGGTAGAAAACTCCATAGCACCCTTAAGATTCCCATTGTTATTGGTACCATTGAAGGCCATAATAGAATTACTCGTTTGAGGCTTTCTTAGGGTAACGGAGTAAACGATACTGTCCAAAAGAGAGTTTACAGAATCTATTACCTGCTGTCTGGTATATCCAGAGGGTATATCTATGAATTCCTGAACCTGAATACCAGAGGAATCAAAATTAGCTCCGTTGGTCGTGGCGTCTGCAACTGTATTTATTGAGAATACATCGTATGCAAAGTTATTATTCGAATCGCTTTCATAATACGCCACATCAGCGCTAGTAAATGCAAATGAAGTTCCTCCAGATCCATTTATAGTTATTAGATTGGTATCTAAAAAGAAGTTTATAAAAAGCTTAGAATCTGTAGAAACAGTAGCCGGGATAGATGAAAAATCAAGTGATACCGATCTTCCTGTTATCGCATTTAACGTAGCTGTTACATCGTAAACAATTGGATCTTGTTTGTAATTAGCTATCAGTGCTACATCCCCCTTTTCTAATGAGTTGGGATATCCTTCACTATATCCCCCGTACATCAATCTGCCGTCAACGATCTCTTGAGAATCTGCTAACTGAGGAACGTTATCAAACAGCTTGTTTTTATCTGTAACGCTCAAGGCATTCCCGACAACCGAATTTGAAAACTGTACCGTAGTGGGGTTGGAAGTGAAAGAATTATTTAGTTCTTCGATCTGATAGAACGTACCATCATTTCCTTGTCTGGCAAACACCTGAATCTTATCTACATCAGCTACCGTGTTTTTAACAAACACGTTAATCTGATTGTAGAAGTCTTTTGATTGCTGAGTATTAAAGCCGTCTCTCAGCTGCGCCACTGAAGTGGTCAATGAAGAGTATGGCGATAGTGCTGATATCTCTCCATCCTGATAGATGTATCTATAAGCAAACTGGAACACCTTATCGCTTATTCTATTTTCTTTTACATCTCCGTTATTTACAATACTATAGGTAGGTGGGTCTAAAGGAGGTTGCTTAGCTGTTGTTAAGTACAACAGCTTTTCCTCATCCGTACCCGAAGTAAACTTAGATGGGTATCCACCACGTAAAGCTTTTGAAGCATTAATTTTTTTAGGCTCACTATTAGCTGTGCTAAAGTACACAAGCTCATCACCGTCTAGTGATGTCACAATATTAGCCTTGACAAATGCATCTTCAGTGAAGCCTAAAACAGAGTCTTTGTATACTTGGTATGCCGCATCTTTTGTTGCTGAATACCTATATATGGTGTGATCATTATTGCTGTTCCATACAAAATAGAATATGGAGTTTTTTTGATCGTTAGCTACAGAACCTATAACCTTGTTGGTACCTGCGGGCAATGCGGTGTCTAACGTAATCTCGTCATTACCGTATGCGTTCTTAATGACAAAGGCATCTCCTTCGTCATCAGAAGAAATACGCACGTTAAGAGCATCAGTCATTTCTGTACTCTTAACTAAGCGGACATCATCGTCACTGTTAAGGTATCTTGGGGTTAACTTATGTAGAGCCATATTAGTACTTAGGCGATAGTTTGTTATTGCGTCTTATCATCGCTAATGCGTCATTCTTACCGAACGACTTCATTCTGGCATTAGCCTTGCGTCTTTCATTATAGTATTCTTGTCTCGCTCTCATCTTCTCGTTGTAAGGCACATTGCTTTTACGTTCGATGATACGGTAGTATATATAAGATCTAAGCGCCTCTTCGGCAAATACGTGTACAGATGGGTCTGTTGCTCTAGCTTCGTCTGCTACATATTCTATAAGGACCTTATTAACCGAGGTGTTTAAGGCTACTTCAATACGCCCCTCCTCAAAGTTGATTCTATACTCTCCAGATCCTTGACCACCACCTAGACCATATAGACGACCTTGTGAGCTGTCACTGATGTAGTTTCTATATACATATGATTCAAAACCGACCATATAATCAGATAACGTATCTGGTCCCTCGTTGGGGAGTAGGTTGAGGTTTGGATTCTCTACAAAGCTGTATAGTATACCGTCAGTACCTAGAACCCCAAGCTTAGTCAATGCAACAAAGTCTGATGGGAAGTCTACCTTCCCTAGGGCTGTATCTACGGTGAGCTGGGCTGTTTTGATCTTTTTATTAAGATCAAAGCCCATCTCTCTAATCCCACGCAATGCAATATTACGCAGCGTTGTATCGCTAGCGTTTGATGCGTAGTCATCAGAGCCTTGTGTAAGGATGAAATCGTTTATTATTTGGGTTACAGATACTGATTCCTGTGACATTATTTAACTTGTTCTTCCGTGATCTCTTTAGTTGCGTAATTCACAACATCTGCATCACGAAGGTTAATACCTATTAGCTGTGCTACCTCTACAACTAAATCTACAAAATAGTGCTCAGGCAATTCAAAGTCTACACTGGAGCTGGCAGAGTATAGCTCTACGCCAGCGACAGCTGTAGAATACCCAAACTTAGGCTGGTCTACAGATTTAGCGCCTGAAGTGGGATTCAATCCCTGCGGTAGTTTATAATATCTCATTACCATTGTAGAGACATCCGTAGGGAATATCTCTATGTCTGAAGACACCAAAGCCACTGGGTTTGTTGATGTCGGTTTAGAAAGGTCGCTAGATAGCACTCTGTCTATATCGTCTTGATCATAAAGGATAGATACCTGATTACCAGAATATGAGCCGCCACTAAATGTAGCAGCTGTTCTCATAGAGATGATTCTGCCTAAATCAGAAGGCTTTGAAAAAACATCACCAGACTTTGTCAAGGTGGCTTTTTTAGCGAATACGCTAAGGTCCTCCTTTACTTGTTTATCTTTACTTAGGTCTCTACCTGCATCCAATGTCGCACGTCTAAAACGCAACGCATTGTTAAACTGATCGAACAACCTGTTATATATATTCATCTGTGCTACTGAAGCAAACTCATTAAAGATAGCTGGAGTGACAAAGCCTTTCTGGTCTTTGTTTACTATCCCTTTGAGGGTGCTATACACTCGATTTACACTTGCCATTATAGAATTGCTTTACTATGGCAAAGATAATAAATAAAAGGGGCTGCAAAATGCAACCCCTTTCTGTAAGTATATGTAAATGAGATAATTAGATTTTCTCTAACTCGCTCAATACTCTTTCGTAAGCCGAGGCTCCCTTGTCTGTTAAGAAGAATCGGGTAGCTACATCAATAGTATCTGTTCCTGCTGGTGAAACAACGATCAAACGATTACTATCGTACCAGTACATACCGTCTTTTCTAGCGTTAAGAATCTGGTACTGGGTAGCCTGAACAACAGCTGAACGACACTTCACTTGTGGGTTATCGAACAACTGAACAAACTTAGATGGATTACCCTTAGCCTCTAGGAGTAGCTCACGCTTGATCTCAGCGTTTTTCTGGTTAATGTTGATGTTCAGATACATCGCTACAGATAAAAGCTCGTCAATCGGCTTCTCACGAACTAATGAGATTGCTTCGTGCTGAGAGAACTCTTTCTCTAGCATCTCCTCAGCTGTTGCGGCTTTGTCGATGGTCTTGAACGAGCCACCGCCATTAGCCTCGTTGCCGGGGTGTCTATCTAAAAACTCTTTTAGATTAGGCTTAGTGTAGGGTACTGCCAACATCTTGTCACGGAACATAATGTGTTCACGACGTGCGAACTCACCTTGCTCGTCTCTAAAGATAGAGGGCTCGTTAGGACAGTAACGAATAGAGCGGACACGTCCCGTGCCTTCATCAAAGATCGTTACTTCTGATGCAATCTTACAAACGATACCACCGCCCTTGATTACTTCGTAAACAGTGGTAGTGCTTGGACTGTATGATTGTTTGATTTTGAAGCCAGACTTGGCTTCTTGAGGTGCTGCAACTGGTGCAGGTTTTGAAACGCTAGCTTTTGGGCTAGCTTTAGCTTTAGCTGTTGCCATTTTTATTCGTATTAAATATAATTAAAAACAAAAAGAATATAAGGGGGAGGTTTCGCCTCCCCCTCTATTCATATCAATAGTCTAATTAAAGACCGTTGTTCTTGATAAGTACGTGTTGGTTAGCAGCACGAGTAATCAAGTTACACTCAGAACGGTAGTTGAACTGTAGGCTATCAGTGTTAGCGTTAGTAACGCCCAAGATAGAACCTGTCATCCAGTGCTCCATTTCACGAGAGTATCCGTTAGCAGCTTTGTAATTCATTTCCAAAGCAGCTGCACGGTTACCGCTCTTAGGATCCACTACAGTAGTCAAAGGAATCATAACACCGTTGTAGTCAGAGCTACCCAACAATGTTGGATCGTTCAACAATTTCCAAGACTTAGTGTGGAAAGTGTAACCACCACGACGGAAGCTTTGGAATCCTAGCTCGATAGCACCTTGCTGGCTGTTAGAGAATGCACCGAAAGCTTGAGCGCCTGTAGTTACACCAGTAACAGCAGTAGCCAAACCTTGAGCAACCATATCATCCAATGCTAGCATAGTAGCGCTGTTTGCGTAGATACAGTATTCTGGAGCAGCACCTTGCTTATCCAACTCTTTAACGATAGCGTCGATGTCAGCCAATGTACCGAAGTCACCATCAGCAGCTGTAGAAGCTACGATACCACGATCTTCGATAGCAGCGAAGTAACCTTCAGAACCAGTTACAGTCGTACTGTTGATAGTAAGACCTGATCCAGCAGTTTTCTCGCCCAACAACATCATCATTTCACGCTTGTCTAAGAAGCGCTGACGAGTGTCCATTTCGCCTTTAACGTACCAGCGGTAGTCACCTTTACCCAAATTGATCCAACCGATGTTGGTAGCTTGAGAACCAGAAACTTTGAAAGTTTCTTTCAAGATCATATATGGGTTAGTGCGCTTAACTACGTTAGACTCGATGAACTGGCTTGGTTGGTCTGAACCTTGAGCAAACAAGTTACCAATGATTGGCACATCCTGAGAGCTAGCTGTTGCTAGAGCTTCACCGAATGATCCAGTCAATGCAAATGCAGTAGCTTCAGAAGTAGCAGCAGCTGATCCAGTACCTTCAGAATCGCCAACACCGTCGATTACCGCACGGATAGATCCGTTCAACAATACAACGTCGTTGTTACGCAAGAAGGTAGAACCTGATGCAACAATAATCTTACAAGAAGCAGCACCCGATGGGATGTTTGCAGCTGGAGAAGCCGTAGAAGAAGGAGTGATTGTAGCCTTGCTGTGAAGACGAGACTCTTCCCAATATTGTACTTCGTCGTTAGAACCGCTAGCTTTTACAGCTCCGGTCATTTTCAAGAAACCAGTGATACCTTGGTTACCGTAAGTTTTAACCAAAAGGTCACGGTTATCTGGTGCGTTTACTTCATCAATGAAGTCACCCAATGAAGTATACTTCGCTGGGTCTAGTGATTTAAATCCTGCTGAGACGCCGCCGCCGTTAACAGGAGGAGTTCCTAATGCCATAGTATTTTATTTTTTAGGCTTTATAAAAATCTTAATGTTTTGTCCACATTCAGAGCATCAAGTATTTGCTGCTCTAAATTATTGGTATTATTACCCGTTCCAATATTCGGGCTCTTTGTCGATACATTTGCAGCCTGATCAACGATTCTACGCTGTCCATCACTTAATCCTTGCTGGTAAATACTCTTTGCAATCGCATCTATATTATCCACCAAGGCTCTGTGTGAGTTAAACAGATCGTAATCCCACTGACCATCCTGACCAACATACTGATCAAAGAAGGTTTCTATATTGCTGTTCTTGTCTATTAACTGACCTCTGTAATCATCACTAATTCCAAACTCGAACTCCCCTCCGGGAAGATCGAAACTCAATGCTTCTAGAGCATTGGTTTCTCTTTTCATAGAGCTGATCCATTGATCGTCAATAGGGCTTTGAACAGCTGTCTCTTGATCTACTTCAGGCATTGTGTAGTTGCTACGCAAACCTTCAATAGACTGTCGAGATTTATTTGCATCGATCTTAAGCTGTAATTTAGACAACTTGATTTCGTCTTCAGTGTATAGGTCTTCATCGATCTTGTACTTGTTTCCAACTAACATATCGATTTCCTCAGAATTTAAGTCTGGATATTCAGCTGTCATAGACATCTTTACCACTGTGAGGTCATCCATTTCGGATGGGTTCATAGCTTGGTATCTGAACCAGTCTTCTGGAGATCGACCTGTTTCTTCAACGAAATCAGCAATCACCTTAATTCGCTCATCAATCTCTGCTTGTCGTGGAGTTGTAGGATTTCGAAGATCCTCAAGACTGCTTAGGTCCATCCCTAGCTTTTCGCTAAGATATCCCATAACAAGCCCGTCAACATCTTCGTTGTCATACGACTCTACGTTATTTTCCGTATTTAAAGAACTGTCTGGTTGTGGGTCGTAACCCCCAACCGTTTCAGTCTGCTCATTAGAGACTGGCTCTTGAACAGGCTGTGTATTTTCCTCTCCTCCAGAAAGATCAAAATCAGGCGCTACGCCTTCTGGGATTCCTGCTGGAGCTGTGGTCTCTTCTTGAACTGCTTCTGGTGTATCGCTTACCTCAAAACCAGCATCTTCAATAGATTCCAATAAATCATTTTCAACTGAACTCATAATATATATTTAATTAATGTTGCAAAATTAACGATTCTAGCGATATCTTTTTACAATACGCTGTACATCAGGAGAGTAGCTTGCAAACTGCTCACCTCTCTTAGTTGCTGCTCTCTTTTGGGCTGTGGCTTTTTTATAAAGCCCAGCCTTCTTCAGTGCAGCAACAGCTTTAGCTGGAAAGTATGCCTCGCCAGTATCCTTGCTCTTTTTACCGCTGGCTGTACTCCACTTCTGCTTTGTCCAATTTCTAAGGGACTGTTGTGATTTCTTGAGTGCCATTAGTTTTTATATCCGCCTCCTGCAGCTTTGTACTCTTTAGCGAGTAGCTGTGCTTTACGAGCAGACCACTGTCCGGGATTACCACCACGGCTACCTGCCATAATCTTATTGAACAGTCTTTTTCTAAGCGTTGGCTTAGTATAGTTACCGGCTTCGTTTACTCTTGACTTCTTAGCCTTCATAGCTGTTACTCTCCTTTAGCTGCATCTACAGCGTCCTTCAACTCTTCTTTAACATTAGAGTATCTACGACGTGCTTCAGCATATGCTGCTAGAGCTTTCTCATCTAGATCGGTGAATCCCAACCAGTAGCACCAGAAGCGCTTGTGAGTTTCCTTGATCCAAAGCCAAAATACTTTTAGATGTTTCATAATTATAATATGTTTTTAAAATACAAAGTTAATCTTTTCTGTAGCGCATTTTACCCTAATGGTGGCTCTGGCTATTTATCTAAACTGATAGTTCAAACCAAGGCGCACGTTAAATATTTCTCTATCCCAATATTTCATATACTCCCCCTCTGCGAACAAGCCCCAGTTAGCACCTATCTTCCATCCAATAACTGCACCTGCATTGTAGTCTATCCACTGTCCGTCAATAAAATGATTTGTATTTTCTAATTGGTCGGCAAACTGCTCGTAAGAATACATATGATTACCGAGGATGTGCATATGCCAAGGCAGTATACTTGCCCAAGTATGAAACCAAAAGTCTTCCTCGTAGTGGTAGTAGTCAACACCAGCAATAGCTGACAACGAGCCTAATGCGCCTACTTCACTAAGTCTCGCTTTATTGTAGTCATTTACTATGTCTCCGTAGATGTATTTTCTAAAGTCCTCATCAGTATCCGCTACTCTGGCACCGTTTACATCTTCCCAGTACCAATCTGCGTCATCTGTTTCGCCATCATTATCATAATCAATACCATAGTAATAGTCTTCATATCCATATTCAAACGCAAGCTCCCACCAAGGATTAGCCTGTAGATAATCTGCAATCGGGTTATATCCGTATGGTTGATGTTGTCTTGCTGCTGCCCCAATACTTAAGTCTAACTCTCCGATGTGTAAACGAAGACGTGAGTCTACTTGCGTGTAGTTTAAACCCACCAGACCTTGTTGATAGTACTCTCCTTTAAGCATCCAATACTTACCAAGATACCTCAAGAAATAACGCTGGTTGATATACTCGCTTCCTTGCTGTCTGCCCATATCGTATTGAGCGAGATACTCCCATCCTTTAACTGCACCTACAGTAGCAGACAAAGAAGTAGTGGCTTCAGTCTGTCCATCGTAAAAGCGGTTTTGTCTGTTCTCATACTTGAACCTTGCTACCTTGCGGATACCTATAGTTGCTGTGTAGTCAAAAGGATTTTCTATAGTAATATCACGTAATTCTCCTGCTTGAGTTACATAATATTCAGTAGTTGGCTGCATTGGAGAATTAGCAAAAGCACTTGTATATACCGTAGAGTATTTAAAGAACTTCTGTACAGCATTCTGAGATACCGCTGTTGTAGTAATAAGAAAGAAAGTTATAAAACTGATTAGTCGCATAGTCTTAGAATTGGTCAGCACCAGTTAGGTTGTCTACTTCTTGCTGTATTTCTTGATAGGGTATGTCTAATGAAAAAGAAATCCCCGCTTCCCAGCGTTTAACTTCCTTACCATTCATATATAAAATTACTGTAGGTAATGAACGAATACCTTCTGATTCTTTTATAGTGTTGTCTTTATCTATCCAAGCAGTCATTATTCTTGCATCCTTCACCTTGGCAACTTCGGTATAGTTGTTTTCTTTATTCCAAGTGGCGTTGTAGTGTACTATAGCTATTCCCTTGATATTGATTTGATTAGAAATAGAGCTGGACGCAACTGGAGCAAATACGAATGCTACAGCAAGGATTAGATTTTTCATACTACTTCATTTCAAACAAGCGTTCTTCGATTTTATCTAATTGTTCTTTGATTTCTGTAACATCCCCTTGAGTGTTCATAATAGTCTCACGAACTAATTCGTCTTTGAGATCATATTCTGTTCGGCTTATTACTGGGGCGGGTAGTTCCTTTGCCTCTTGAATTTCTGCTTGGAGGTCAAAGTAGCCAAGTGTTACTATTCCAACTGCAGCAACGATTGCTCCAATAGTTTTTAATGATAGACCTACTACCGTATCTTCAGATATCTCTTTTGCCATTTTTTACCACTTTACTTTATTTGCCCAATAAGCAGCGGACAGCTTACCCTTAGCTATATTCTTTCTGTGACGTGCTTTAAAAGAAGCACGTTTCTTCTTCATCTTTTCTGACTCCCCTGCCTTTGGTTTACCAGCGGTCTTAGCCCCCTGCTCACCAAAACGGATCGTCTTAATAGTATCACCTACTTTAGCGACAACAATGTGAGATTTCTTGGGATGATCGGGTGTTCGCTTCGGCTTGTTATAGCCGCTCACACCTGCACGTTCAAGTCTTGAATCTCTCTTCTTTGTTTTCATAACAGCAAAGGTATAAAAAAAGAGGTCGCATTTCTGCAACCCCTCTACTGATAATCTATTGATTTTTAAGCTGTTAGGCTTCTTTAATTTCACCAGTTTTTAAGTCAATCTCATTTACACCATACTTCTCACCTAAAGAAGCCTGTTGCGACTGTAGCTCAGCTATCAATTCTTTAGCTGTTTCTACAGCTTCTAGTTTTCTCATCTCAAATGAGGCGATGTCTATGTGGACCTGATTGACTTTAGCCACAATATCCTTAAGAGCCTGTAGCTCTTCATCTGTTACTTTTTCCATTGTATTAAATTTATTTAAGTATAAGTTACGCTAAGGCAGCGTTGATCGTTGCTAGTTCGTCAGATGTGATAGCGTCAGTAAACCAAGTGAAAGACTTAAGCATTGTTAAGTGGTCTTTATTTGCTTGGATGACTTCTGTTTCAGAAGCATCAGCATCATTGATAGCATCAACAGAATCTTGCCAACTAGCTAGATATATGTCCTTTAAATCTTGCGGATAGTCACTCATTTTATTTTGACTTTAATAATTCAACTTCGGTTTGTAATTCCTTGATTGCATTTACCAAGACTGGAACAAGTTTAGCGTATTGTATAGACAGTGTTCCATCTCCCATTTCATTAACAACGTCTGGCACAACTTGCTTCATTTCCTGAGCGATAAAACCAATATCGTGTCTACCGTCTGCCTTTAAATCATACTCTACAGGACGCATCTGAGCAACATCATCAAGTCCGTAAGGAAGGTCTTCAACATTTTCCTTTAGTTTGATATCAGAAGGGCTGCTAAGAGAGCCGTAACAATATAGATCGGTAATACTAGAGTCACCAAGCATTACAGTATTTGAACCTTGACCCAACGCACCGGCTCCAATAACTATTTCATTAGTTGTGCCGTTATCTGAATATTCAGTATTGCTTCCTATTAAAATACCATTGCTATTTGTAGTCGGTGTGTTGGCAACCGCATTTCTCCCTGCTCTATATCCTATACATATATTATTTGACCCTGTGGAAATATATTGACCGCTCCACGTACCCATATATAAATTCTGCATCCCAGTACTATTACTATATCCAGCCCAGCGACCAATAGCAATACAATGCGCACCTGTGGTAAGACTGTTCAAAGCGCTAACTCCTACAGCAGTAGCATAATTACCTGTGGTTACTGCCTTCGCTGCTAACGCACCAACAGCAGTTACATCCGTTGCAGTTGAACCTGTATTTTGAGAGCCCCCTGATTGATAACCTATAGCTGTTCTGTATTGTGAACCAGCTGCCGCTTTAGAAGCGGCTTCAGCGCCTACAACAGTTTGCCCGCCTTGTGTTGTTTGTGCGACAAGGGCGTTTCTTCCGATAGCAACATTCGAGGCACCTGTTGTTAAGGCTGTTCCTGCTAAGTTACCAATAGCCACGTTATTGCTACCTGTAGTAATCTCTTCTAACGCTTGATATCCAATAGCAACACTTTGAAACGCGGTCGTAAGCTTTTCCATTGCCTGTGTTCCTATAGCTATATTTTTAACCCCAGTGGTTGCTGTTGTTAAAGCATCTGTACCAAAAGCAATGCTATCTCTTTCTGCTGTAGTGTCGATTGCATCAAGCGCATTAGTACCTATTGCATAACTTCCTGTCTGACCACTAATAGGGGATACACCACCACCGCCGCCTGAACCGTTTGCCGCTGCCGTAATACGACCTTGTGCATCAACAGTGATATCTGCCGTAGTATAACTACCCGCTGTTACAGCTGTATCGGCTAACTGGTCAGGACCGATTGAGTCGTCAGCAACGATGTTATCTGGATCTATTCTTACGTTGTCGGAGCCTAAGTAACCCACCAAGAAATCTACGTTTGCTGGGTCTGTCTTTAATGTAAAGTCACTAAATTTTTTGTTTGCCATTTTATCTTATCATTCTATGATTAAAAAGTCGCCATTCTCCGCTACCATATAAGAATCATCCTCCGCCAATATCTCAAAGAATGGTGTAGGGTCATCATCTGAAACAGAAGGTGTTTTGAGGATATGTATTCCTAATATTAACATTATAGTACTTCTCTGTATACTAATATTTTACCTGAGTCACAAGTAACAGAAGTGAACCTTCCGAAGATTGTAAGACCCTTTGGTATTGTTGTGTCTGTAACGCTGTCGCCCTCTGTTGCAGTAGCGTCAATCTGGGCGTCTTCCAAAGCTGTGATAGCGATATAGTTGTGAGAGTTCACCGTTTCCGATGCACCCACCAAATCGAATCCAGCTTGACCAAAAGCCTGAAGATTGAAGTTAGCGTCTCTCTGTAATTTTTGAGCCATTATTATTTGTTTTTTGCAAAGTTAGTGTTTTTATGAAAACATATCTGATTCATCAGGGAGCTCGCCTCGGTAACCCTTGCGCTGGCTTATAAGCTTAGACTGCTCTACAGCCTGCTTCTTAACACGCCCGTCTTTACGGTCTTCCTTCATAGATTCTCTATCTGAGATTACTCGGCTTTCAATCTGCTGCTCCATCACACCAAACTCGCCCTTCATTTTCTCAAGCTCCATACGCATCTGGTGTTCTAGCTGTGCCAACTGAGACTTGAGCTGGTATTCCATCTGCTTCTTCTGCATATCGAGCTGTACCAGAGCCTGCTGCTTCTGAACCTCAGCCTGTGCAGCTACCTGAGATGCCTGAGCGTTAGCCTGAGCTTGCGCTTGGATATTCATCTGCTGCATCTCCTGTTGCTTAGCGATACGCTTCTTACGTCGAATGATCAATAGACGTTCTGCCTGATCAACATCCTTGATGTTTCTAATGGCGATGGCGTCTTCAAGATCGATCTCTCTCTGACCTAGTGCGATCTGAATGTTCTGCTCCAAGTACTGGCGATCTCTATCGCTGAGGTCTGACAATACACGGATGCCGAAGTTGTACATCGGCAGATCCTTAAAGCTATTCAGCACCTCCATATTGGTCTTACCAATAGCCTTCTCGTACACATTGTACAAGACGGATTGTGAAGGAAGGATCTGTAGACATTTTAGAATGTCTTCACAGACCTTCCTATATAATATCATACTAGCATTAGTCACATCGTACAGCGCATTGTTTGCTGCTGCCATAGCCATCTGGTTCACCCCTACTAAGGCTTCACCTTTTGGCGTAGAACCGTCTACCACCTCGTTAATGCCCGTAGCATCACGGATCATACGTAGATAGTGGTTATACAGAGCGATAAGCTCGTTGATGTTTCTGATGCTGTTGTCGATCTGACGAACGGGCGGGTTTTGGAAACCGCCCTCTGGGTTCTTACTGCGATAGTAGAATACACCAGTTTGCTCGTAGATGTCCTGAATCTCTAGGGGTTGCAGGTCTCCACCACGACCGAGGTCTACATTCTCTAGACCTTCGACATCAATAATGATACCGTCAGGCTTTGCCTTGGCGATAGCTTGCTGGATCTTTAGGTGGGACAGCTGTAGTTGATCCGCAAAACCAATAACGCTAGAGATAAGGCTCTTAGGAACCATATTTCTAATGTTTGTCGCTACTACTGAGTAGGACATCTGCGCACGGGTGATGTCGTGGATATTCTTAGGGACATTGTTCTTTTGTCCGTAGTTCAAGATGTGCTCCGTACCGATGATGTACATACCTCCGTACACGGTGGCGTTATTCATCTGTACAGGCTCTCTGTCGTATACACTGTTCTTTGGTGTTTCGTAAGTGTTACCCTTGTAGTAAAATCCGACGTTTCCGAATCTAGACTTCTTCTTCTCGTATATCATAGAATCAACAGATAAGAACTCGAAGTCCAATACCTCTAGGGTAAACTCGTCGTAGCCGTAAGTGTAACGGCTGAGGCGCTGGTCGTAATAGTTCTCCATAAAGCGAGAAGCATTATTACCGTACTTGTTCATCACCGTCTTAGCAATCTTCTGGTACTCCTCTTCAGAGAGCTGGTCGCCACAAAGGCGCTTCAGCTCTTGGATAGAGATACGCTTGATGTGTCCCGCATATACGATGTCTGAGAATGTAGGGTCGTCAGTGTAGCTGTGCACAAAGAACGCCGGGTCTACATACTCTTCGTTGATCCCGTAGTTGGGGTCGTTACTGCGCTTAGTCACTGCCATACCACAGCTTACCAAATCCTCCACACATCTGCGGTATACACGCTCGTCGAAGTTGTTCCAACTCAGCGTCATATTGGTAGCTAGCTGTGCAGCGATTTCTGCATCAGTCTTAATATTTGTATCTAAGAAGATTTCTACTTCTTCTGGTGTTTCTGGCAATGATTCAGGATCTACGTCCACCTTCAATCCAGATTTTTTTGCTTCCTCGAACATCTCCTTGTTCTCGATACGCAGTGCTATCTTTTTCTTTTTGACATCCTTCTCTGATCTAGAGAGTGGGTCGATAGCTTCTACCTGTGGGTATCTGTATGAGGAGATGATTTTATTGACAACGATTTTAGCGAACTTGGGGACGATGGGAACTGGAGTCCAGTCCAGTGTCATCATAGTACCGTCACCATTATTTGGATCTAGCGAGTTTAGAATCTGTTTATATATCGTGGTGTCTTGGGTACCGTTAGCGTAAGACCTAGAAGTTTCGAACTCCTTGTATCTGCGCTTATAGAGGCTGCCCTCGGTATCTATGCCGCCCCATTGAGCCATCAATGACTTCGCATACGCTAGCCCGTATGCCTTACTCATTTTCTCTTCCGTGGGCGCTAGAGGATCCGGAAAAGTATACTTATTTTGATTATTCATCGTTTCGCTGAATCTTTATCAACTGCAAATATAACCATTTTATCAACGCTGGATAATCTTGCCCTTTCTGAAGAACGTCTTGTCTGTATTATCTTTTTTAACTTTCTTTTTCTTAACTCTTTGTGCCGCTAGAAGCGCTAAACCAGAAGATATAGTAAGGTCATATTGTGTACGATTATCTATGCGAAAATTGATCCAGTCTTCCAGCGTTCTGTTGAAGTACATAGGCTGATAATTACCGTTATCATCCATACCTACATACTCGTGGATATAGGACTCTATCGCCTGTGCGTGCGCCTGTATCACATCCTGTGAATTCGACGGGATTCCCTTGGTTTTTACCGTAACTCTAGCTGTTGACTTTAGATGCTCAGGGCGGTCCATCAAGTACTCGTCGTAGCCTCGCATCTCGAAGTAACGTGCAATACCGTACTTGTTGTTCTCTATTAGTATTTTATACCCATAGAATACTGCAGCCATCAGCACATCCTCGTAGAAGATCCTAGCCAGTGGTGGGCGTGATGCGTACTCCACTACAAACATATTGGATGGGTACTCCATATTGAACTTGTTATAGAGATGGAAGGCTCCCTTAGAGCCTCTTCCATCGACCGTAGCGTCGAGGTCATAACTATCCACGCCTCCCACGCCTAGCCAATCGTTACCCGGAGACTTTTTGCCGTGGTCCATAGATACATTGTTACGCATACCCATAGGTGGCATCCAAGATACTCGGAACCTACCGTTGACATCCGGCTTGAAAATTACGCTGGTATCTTGTTTCCCGTCTACCCATACGAAGTTACCCCTGACAACAGGCTGCGGGTAGAGGTCTTGGTTATACTCTATTTGCTCGTAGATCTTTGAGATATTAAAGAGGCTAGACTTAGTGGAGTCTCTGAAGGCTTCCTCTGCCGTAAAAGGGAACTGGCGTATGCTTTCGTTAAGCTCATTGCTATCACCTGACAATCCTTTGCGTTCATTCTTGAGATAGGTTTTAGACCCTATATCTATCTGTTCCCCATCCACACCGATTACAGGTTCTTCAGGGTCGTCAATAACAGGATTACCATAGATATCAAAGAAGCCTTCCAAGGCTTCGTAGGCAGGGACAAATATACGGTATAGCATACTCTTGGTTCTGCCGTTAGAGTTTCGGTCGTTAGGGTTAGACATATCCCACAGATCACGGTAGTTTCTACCTCCCTTGTCTAGTGGGTTGACTGTTGATCCGATGATCGCCTTACCGACAAATTTACGCCCTACCATAAGACAGGTACGCTGGATTCGCCACACCTCTAGAATGTCTTCGGGCTTCTCAAACTTACCGCCCTCATCAATAAACAACAGCTTTAGTTTCTCACCATCGTATGCATTTGATGTGGTGTTGCGCCAGTTCACTATTGTATTCAGAGCCTGCCCCTTGAAGCTGGTCTTGTTGTTCTTGGTGATACGCTTACTAGGCTCACGGAAGGCGAGCTCCGTTCTAGGGTTTGTGGTACCGTCCTGAATAGGCTTAAAGAAAAAGGGGTACTGTCGGTACATCCCCACCACCTTCTTCATAAAGATATTCTCCTGTGCGTCCTTACCAGTCTTTGACATAATGCCTATGGTGACATCGTAGGTTGACGTACCAACGTCGTCAACCTTACTGGCAGCGATGTTAGTATATCCAGAGCGGCGACACTTGGTGTACAGCTGTCCGGCACACCTAGGGTCTACGATGCACGCTTCCATATGGTAGGAGATGTCTCTCTGGAACCGCATATAGTACCCGTAGAAGCTGGCGTCAATCTTACTCCACTGGAGCATCATATAGTGGGAACCCGTTATATAAGTGGGCTCCCCGTTATTGAAAAACCACAGCCCCTTTTTACGCCTTTCAAATTCCTGATCGATATAGGGCTCGTACTTCTTCTTGAACTCTTTAGGCATATCATACCACTCATCCATACTGCGTATTCTGGACAGCTCGGTAGGCATCTCCTGACGATCCCATCGCTGCTCACTCTTAGGCTTGTCGTGGTATAAGATCTTGTTCTTCGCTGGTGCTTTGGGCAGCTGTATGAATAGGTCAGCGAGCTCTATCACCTCACCAGATGTATCGTCTGGACAGATGTTGATCACCTTCTCGTCGTAACCTTCTATGTCTTTTAGACCTGCCATTACTAGCGCTGAGCGTATCTTTCTGCTAAACCTCCGGAGAAGTCTCTAGCATCCTCAATACCTCCGGTCTCCTTTAGTTCTTTGATCATTGTTTCGAGCTTCTGGTATTCTGTGATCAACTCTTTAGCATCTAGAGCTGACTCTTTTATGCTCTTGAGTTCCGCCCTACGACCGGACCCTGTGAGGTCCGAGTCTACGGGCTTTTTGATCTCTTCAGTGATGTTGCGTATGGCTTGAGCCATAGCGTCCAGCAATTCCTCACCAGCCCTTACACTGCTGAACATTTTCTTTCGTCCCATTAGAATCCAGTGGCGTAGATATCATCCATATGCACACGGTAGAGTATCTGTCCGTCTACTTCCATCTCGTAGTCGGTGTTCTTCATTATCATCACCTTGTCTCCGGACTTCAGCCCTAGCTCCTGCACACGTGGGGAATCATACAGCACATACCCGAACTGGTTGTACTTAGGCTTCTTCGTAGATACTACGATGCCTGATTCTGTGACCTCCTCGTCTTTCTGCTCTTCTGGAGTTAAGAAGATCCAATCCGAGATAAGCTCTACCTCGCCAGTGTCCTGACACTTGAAGGCATAGGCTTGGCAGGCGTGACCGTTATTAGGGTCGAAGCGTATGTAGTAGATGTCGTCCTGTACGATCTGTCCACGTCCGTTACCGGCGATCACTACGTGATGGTGGAAGTAGAGGGTGTCGCCAACCTTTACGTTGGTCTCATACTTCTCTGGGATAGCTACTACTTCAGCCTCCATCTTTCTGTTCTTAAACTCGTTGAATTTTGGGTCGAGATATAGGCTGGTATCGCCCATCTGTATCTCGTCATTGAACGCCTTTGGCAGACGCACAAAGAAGTCGGATATACTACGCATATGAATTAAATTTAGTTTCCTTAAAACTCTAGGTCGTACTCAATAAGTACAGGAACGTTCTCCACGCTCTTCCACAGCATCACACCATTCTTAGGATGCTTTATATATACTAGGTATCTTTTTTCTTTGTATTTGTGTAGGTAGGCATCGTCTAGGATGATGGCATCTACCTTGGAGTCTCCAGCCTTCTGACCTACATAGTAAGCCATAGCTTTCAAGGGGTCTACCCCAATGATTATTTTACGTATCATTTTGTTTAATTTAATTCGTTACCGCCCATACGGTTGATCCAGTAATTAATGTTACTGGGGTTGTCTCGCTGTTCTATTCTGTATGCTTCTACTAAGTATGATAGCAGGTCGTCTAGCTCATCTTCACTATCTACAGATATTGAAGACAGCAGATTCATATTTACTTCTATGCCCTCGCCATCAACGGCAAATTCAGCAGTGTCCATATTCAAGAACCCTACAGCCATAGCTACAAGAACCTCGTCCTCTAGTTCGTATTTTTTAACCACCTCAAGGATCTGAAGCATCAGCTCCTGAATCTCCTCGATGCAGTCTCTATGACTCTCTTTCATAATGTATGTTTAAGATGTAGCTATCTGTAGTAACTCTACACAAGAACCAGCTTCTATTGTTGTTCCTGCGCTAGCAGCGGCTATATTAACTGTGATGTAATCGTCAGCCTCTAGTTTCTGAGCATAATAGAAAGAAACCATAGAGTCAGCGCTGGATTTGCTTCTCACAGCTTTCGCTATCTCTGCACCGTTTTTTCTTAGCTCGATGGTAACTGTTACGTTGCCATTGTTTACTAATGATATACCAAGATCTATTCGGTATACACCGGGGTTACCCACTACAATTCTAGTGCTTGACCCACCAAAGCTATAGACGCTACCATCGTCTTCAGCAAAAGATGCATTGGCGTCTGAATTGTCTACAGCGGCGAAAGCCATATCTGAATTATTCCCAGAGGTAATAGCATCGTTTGTAGCTTGTCGTGCAATGATGCGAGGTCTCTCTGCCTTGAATGCAGATGTACCTAGCTCACGTTTTACCACATTGTCAGAGGCGTTGATAAACAACGCTGTCTGCTCAGAGTTATCTGTTGAAGGGGCTGAGGTAAAGTTTAGTGTTCCGTCTACCTCTACCGTAGTTGTTGACAGCTTCAGTGCTGATGCGTCGCCGGTTCCATCCTCTACATCTTTAGTGGTTGAGGTAAGCCCACCTTCCACGTGAAGGAGGTTCCCGAACTTATCTTTTATCTTTTGTCCTGAGAGCGTGCTCATAAATATTAATTTTGTACAAAGATATTAAATTCAATGTTATGCCTAAGAGCGAGGTATCTAGGAAGAAGATGTTTAGAGACTTCTCCGTTATCAAGGATAGATACATAAAATCCAACGACCTGAAGTACCTGAATCTAGCCCTACGTGATATGGCTAAGAACTATGACATATCCGAGGCTGAGATCCGGTTTATGGTATTCATATATGATCTAGAGTTCTTCACCATCGACTACGCATCGAAGGCTTACTTCTATAGTAAGCGGAAGATGTGGCAACGTCTCATCCAACCCCTCAAGGCGAAGGGCTACATATATAAGCACTTCGACAGGCTCTCTGGATCTGAGACTATGGAGGAGTATATGTTTCGTGAAGAAACAAAGTACAGCTACCGTGTTAGGTATGCGCTATCGCAGAACGGCAGGCTGATGGTCAGCAAGTTCTATAGAAAGATGGCTGGGGAGGAACAGATAAACGTACCTGTAGATCCCAGAGCAAAAGGAGGCACAAAGCTGTAATTACTTACTATGCTGGGTGATCACTTTGAACGGAGCTTTTAGTGAAGCTCCTTCGTGGGGAACGAATTTTCCCTCGTGAGGCATAAGATAGAAACGACCCTTTACATCCATCCAGTGGTATCCCTTTGGGGCGTCGATCATAACCTTCTTGTCTGACTTGCCACCTTCCTTATACTGCTTCTTTTCAGATGATGCGTAGGAATTTTTTTTAGCTTTCATAATGCTGATATATAGTAAGTTACAAATATACTGTAAATTTTTTTCACATTTTTTTTGGTTGGTATGATTTTATTTGTTTATCATTGTACCAGAATCAAACTTTAATACTATGAGAAAATTAATGATCATTTTGGCAATGTGCTTGGGGAGTCAAGCAATTGCACAGCAACTACCAGAAGAACTTCAAGGCTTAGGCATTGAGTTAGATCACGTCAACGAAACAAAATTCGGACTAAACGAATGCTACGCATTCTACGGACACATCGACAGCATCTACGCTATCTACGACATCGTAGCGGATATGTCTACAATCGGAGCGCCATTGGCATTCGAGACTGATGATGAAGAGGTATTTGAATTCGAACGCCCCGGACTAAGAGGTATAATGTGTATCAATAAATACGTCGATCGATTAGCGATCATCTACACAAGGCACCCTGAAGAGCTATAAAAAAGAAAGCCCCCTCAAACGAGGGGGCTTTTTATTTGGATGATGATTAATCGAAGAATTCTGAAGCGTATTCAAACTCAATCTCATTTCTCTGGCTCTCGTAATTTTCGAAGCCTTTAGAGTCAGATAAATCACTACCTAGGCGGCGCAACTTCTTGCGGTCGTTCCTAATCGCATCAAGCTCAGCTTTAAGAGCCTGACCTTTCTTGCTGTTTTTACCAAGTCTTCCTAGCTCATTATACTCACGAAGTACGTTCCTAGCTGTTTCGTTAGCTGCTTGAAGGTCTGCTTGATAAGCTTTAACCCCTGCATTGTACTCAGGGCTAGGCTTGAATTCCTTCTTAGGCTTTGGAGCGTTAGGATCTCTGTAAGCTCCTAACTCAGCGAACTGTGATAGCATTTCATCAGAGAACTTACTACCTTTTGTACCGTCAGGCAACAAAACCATAGACGACTTCTCTATTCTACCCTGTGCGGGATCTCCAGATTTTTGTCGTGTTTGCTCTATATATTTCATTTCCTCTGCGGTGACTTGGCGTGCTGGTTCTGTTCCTGTCACTAGATGAGGCTCAACCTTTACGAGTCCTTGATCAAGTCTCAAAGACATCATATCTTGAGTTCCAAATCGACCTTCTGTACCCAGTCCCGTTCTCCCCTCGGCATCTCTACCTGCAGGGGTTCTAAAGTTTTTGTCCTGAAACATTCTTTGAACCGTTTGGAAAGCGCCTCTAGCCAATGCTGAGTGAGCGTCAGCTCTAAATTCATCAACCGCCTCTTGGGATCCTAATTTTCGTAACAAATCTTTGCTATTGTAATCAATGAGCTTATCTATTTTCGCTATAGATTTGTTTAAAGAGTTCCCCTTCCATTGGTAGGTCGTTAATAAACCTTGTTTCTTTCCAGACTTGTCTTCAAAAACAGTTTTTGTAGGCAATACTCCACCGTCCTTTACTGGATCTTTTTTCCCGTTTTTCTCTGGTGGATCTGTTTCTCCGCCATTCTCGTAGCGTTTCATTGCTTTAACCAATGCGCCATATTCAGCGTACAACGATTTCTTTTTCGTCTTCATACTAGTTTTTTGTTTTCTTAAAAGTTTAAAGTCTTCTTCTGTTAGTTCTCCGTCATTGTTCTTGTCTAACTTAACTTGACCACCCTTCAAGTAGCTGTTACTCTGCTCTTTGCTGGATCCGCCGTGTTTGTACTTTTTTAACTTCATAAGACATTATACAATGATCAAGTGCAAAGATAGTTATTTATTGTATTGATTATTTCTTTAGGGCGGACTTCACAGCCATCTGTGCTACACGAGACAGAGACGAGAACATATCATCGTCAATAGCGTCATCGTCATCAACCTCTTCTTCCTCCTTCTTAGTCGTATCACCTTTATAGTAATCGCTCTCCATAAAAGACGCTGTGGAGTCTTCAAACAGATCGTAATCTGTGGACGCACCACCTGCGTGGTGGTACTTACCCCAGAAGTCTTTAGCGGAGATGTCTCCGCTGGCATACTTGCCGAGGTCTGCACTAGGGTGCTGCAGGTACTTTCCAATAAACAATACCTTCTGCTGTTCAGCTGTTAGTTTAGAAGCGTCTAGTGTTTTTTGCTTGTAGGCTTCTTCTAGCCAATCAGGAATAGGTATGTTGTTATCCTTAAACTCTCTGTAGGTTCTATTCACTGAAGTTATGCCGTCGGCTTTCTCACCAGCCTCAAACATAAACAACCCCTTGCCCACACCTTGAGGTACTAAGTTCCCCTCGGCGTCTTTTATCAATTGTACAGCACTAGCCTTCATACGCTGACGTGGACCTGTTTCGTGATATGCGATGATATCCATTAGCTGTTCGTACTGCTGGGGCGTTCCACCTTTCTTAGAGATCAGGTGATTCATCATAGCATCGTACCCACTACCATTATTCTTTTTGGTCTTGATGGGATTGTTGTTTGCCTTCTTCTTTATTATCATAGTGCAAAGGTACAAAATGCATAACATATATAGGGAGAGGTATAATTAGCTGTTATATTATTAGGCTTGCCTAAACTAGAAGAAATGGAAGGTTTAGTTTGAGCTAAACCTTCTGTAACCCCCGTAAATATTAATTTGACTTTCTCCGAAAAAAGTTGTAACTTCGCTCTAGATTCCTCACGCAATCAGGATTCTTTCCACTTGAATCCTTCTTGCTTTATCTAATTACTCACCCTGTAGCTGGAGGGTCGTCGCCTCAAGCAGAGACCCGCTCAGCTACTTTGTGAGAGCGGCAAAAACTATCCCTACAGTAAACACCCCCCAGATCCTGTCAGTTCGCACAGCTTTTAATAGCTGTTGCTCCTGCCAGTATCCTCCTTTCTCCTCCACGAAAACCTCCCCCGACTGGCTTGATCCTACTTAACAGCTTTATGTCCCTTCAAAAGCGCTCTAAACAGCTGATATACCCGTTAAAAAAGGGATGAGTAATGTTTAGGTGGGGGATAATATATAGTATAGGACGTTGGCGCACGCAACCCGAAGTGGAATCTGAAACCCCACCCCCTACATATAAAACATTGATTGTCAAAACTTTTAGCGTTTGCTATCTACAGTACTGGTTCAGCTATAGCTATGTAACTATCTGGCTTTCAGTCGGCTAGCTGATGAGGTGGAACAGACTAGTTGCCGATGGTGTTCTGTCCATAGGTGGAACAATCCCCACCCCACCATACACCTCAACCCAACACACTCTCACACGCTCACACATCCACGCTCCTGCCGTTTCTCAGGGCTGATGGATACCAACCTTGGGGCAGTCCCTCACGTGCGTGCGGGTCATACTATGGCAAGATTTAGATGCCTAGGTATTTACACTCAATTGTGAAAAAAAGTGTGTATAACCCTTGTGTAATCCAAATAGCTGTCGTACCATTGTATTGTTGAAAGGGACAAAGCGCCGTAACGCTGACTCCGACTAGTTAGGTCTAGTGACGTTCTTTACTTATTGGATACTAAGTTATAATCAGTCTGATGAGGGGTAGCAATCTACTACCCTGAGTGCTTCGGCACTCGACCCCTGAGATGGGGCGAAACCACGGGATATGGGGAGCATATCAACTAATAACAGCGGAAGCGCTTCGGTGCTTCCGTTGGTTACTGATAACTTAAATTAAACGCTTTATGACTATTCAAAAATTCAACAACAAACTTGCTAAGATGACTAGCGTTACTGAAGCATCAAGACACTACGGTAAAAACGTAGATGAAATCATTAAGGCACTTCAATGCCGTGTATGTGTTCGTAGATACAAAAACGGAGAAGTGAAGCAAATATCCATTGATTTCACGGATAACGCATCAGGAATCAATATCAAATTAATCTGCTAGGATAGGTTAAAGAAGGGCAACGCCCTTCGGTCACTGATAACTTAATTAAATGCTTTATGAAAAAGTACGCAATCACACACGAAGACGGAACAAAGGATGTCTTCACCACTAGGTTCACCAAGGAGGAACTCAATGCATTAGCCTACGCTGTAGAACTCGCATTTGGAGACTCAGACTTGTTCCTTGAGGACAAAAGGAAAGATGCTGATAAGTTATTGCTTAGGCTTTCCTCTAAACTAACCCTAAGAGGGGTGAACCAACAAAGCTATTCAAACTTCGCTAACACCTACCTACGTTAACACCTACCTAGAGCAGAAAGCCCCCCGATGGGGGGCGGTCACTGATAACTTAAAGAAACGAATTATGGACAACGTAAAAGAGCAATTGCTGTCAATGGAGATTGGTATCTACCAAGAAATCACATTCAGCAATGGTATACTTAAATCCACAAAAGAATTGTGCCGTATCGCAGAAGGCGAATGGGTAGTAGAATCTCATAGCTGTGGATGGTCTACAGCCTATATGAATCTAGATACAGCCGTAGCTTACCTAGAGGGAAAAATCAAGGGATACGAACTAAGATGGGAGGACAACGAAATCATCCTATAAACTAAGAGGTGCAATGCACCTCGGTCACTGATAACTTAATTAAATGCTTTATGAAAAATCATTTCGAAGAAATTAAATTTCACATCTTACTTGCTGAATACACTTCAACGAGGATTGAAGAAATGTCTGCAAATCGGATATTCAATTCAGGTAAAGAAGAAGGTGACGACTTTGAATTTATTTACTCTTTACAAGATAACTACTTTGATAGAGTAATGAGATTGAGTGTAGGTCAATCTATGCCCTTTCTAACTAGCAGAGATGCATCTTGGTACTCTGTAATTGTTAGGGTAAAATAACAAGATTCAAGAAGGGCAACGCCCTTCGGTTACTGATAACTTAAAACCTTTTACAATGGAAAAGCTAACAAACGAAATCATCGAACGCCTAGAATACGTAGATGGAGATGGCGTTGAATTCGAGGTATACCAAGATCCCGAAACCGGCAAATTATACTACGTAGAGATTGAGATTGTGAGACACTTTGAATGCGCTGAAGCGATTGATGAGGCGAACGCAAATTTCATCATCGACCACAGATGTTAAGCAAACCCTCCTGATGGAGGGGGTTACTGATAACTTAAAATTATATATTATGATACGAAGAAATTTAATTCATCAAGTAAGACACAAATTATCATCTACAAAACAAGAATTATTCTTGATAAAGACAGCATTAGAAAAAGAAAAAGATGTTGTGTATGATAATTCAAAAGAAGAAATCGAAGAGCATCATTCTAAAATTGATGCAATACTTGAACAAATCGCACAAATAATATAAAGAAGGGCAATGCCCTTCGGTTACTGATAACTTAATTTTATTGAACTATGCTTTACGCAATGTACTACCAACTAGGAAATACCATAACGTACATTATCTCAGGAGATAATTACGAGGACACCTACTACTACGAAATCGATGCCAACATCGATGATTTCAAGGTCATTGTATCACCTTTCGATTGTGATGATTCACCACAATTTAGAGACTACATCAAGCACCTGATTGAACGTGCAACGCCAACCAGATTTCACGTGGTGTACGAATAGCAAAAGCCACCTTCGGGTGGCGGTTACTGATAACTTAAATTGATGACTATGAAAACTTTATTAGCTGTTATTGTAGCGCTGACCTTTGGGTCTTGCGCTCCAAATGTCTACGGAGATTTATACGAGGTTACCAGCGTGGTAACTAAGCCGAACGAAGGACCTATTGAGGTCTACTCATCCGCTAGGGATTTCGTCCGCACCGATATCAAGATGACCAACGATAGCATCTTCCTGATGGAGGCTGTAGGTCAGGACAACAAATTGGTGGTGACTCAATCCTTCGACTACTTGAGTGTAGTGGACTTCAAAGAGGGCAATAATGAAGAAGGTGAGCCATTCGAACTCTCACTAATTAATACCGACTCAACGTGTGTTACTACGTACTTGCTGTACGACCTAAATAACCACTACGAGTAGTCTAAGAGGGGCAACAGCCCCTCGGTTACTGATAACTTAAATTGAATGCCTTATGAACATTAAAACTATTTACAAGCTACAACGTGAGTACGGACTAGCTGATATGCAAGAAGCTATCAATACGGGTATGGCTTGGAAGCTAGAAGGTAGTGTAGGTCGAACTGCAATGCAGTTACTACGCTCAGGAGCTTGTTTACTACCAAAGAAAGCCGTTATCGATGCATACGGCAACAAAGTACCAAGTAGAGACGAGGTAGTCTCAGGTACGTTAGGGAGCTTTGAGAATTCTGTAAACTTTTGGAGTGACGAATTCAACATCATAGAACTTGATGAAGCAATGTACTTTGAAGAGTACTAAACCTACGGCCCTTTTAAGAGGGCCTTGGTTACTGATAACTTAAACAAATGTATTATGACTGCGAATGATTTTGCATCTATCTGCACCAGCGCCTCAGTTTCTGTAGCTGTAGCGCTAGAGAACAAACGTGTTGTTGAGCTCCTGAAGAAGGACAAGAAGCAACCATCAATTAATAACCAACTAATCCTTTCTGGATTGTTACAAACAGAATTTTGATATGAACAAAGTAGATTTTATACAGCTGTTACAAGCGCACGACTGGACCTACCAGTACAGCGATGACCCCAGCAAGTACAAACGAGGTCAGGCTCAACGTGAAGCCATCAACAAGGCTAGAAAGGAGCTTGGCGTAGAGGGTGATGCCCTCTACGAAACCTACAGCAAAGTACCTGAGGCTAGAATCGTTATCCCGGTGAAAGCCGAACGCACTATGCCCAAGGTAATGTGCCGTAAGACCGGTCGTACCGGGCACTTAATCGATAAGAGCCCCAACGGATTTATGGAGGTTAGATTCAGCGATGGATACCGCACGGAATTCCTACGCCATACCGACATCATCAAGCTAGGCTAAGCCTAGTGGTTACTGATAACTTAAATTAAAACGTCTTATGACAAATTTAGAAAAAGCAAAAGAATGGTTCGCTATGAACAGCTACGAGGTACACGTCGATAGATTTGACGGTGTAATTTCCGTAGGGATCGATGAGAACCTAATGGTTGAGATTAGTGATGCTGAAGTGAAGTTTAGAGCTGAACTTTGGGATGAAGCTGTAAAGCAAAGCAATGAACTATGAAGACACGTGAAGAGATGTTGGTGATATTGGGAGAGCTGTTCCCTATCACCGGAACTACTGAGGACTTCGATGGAAGCCAAGGTGGGATTTGGATTTGTGGCGAGTCTGGATACCTAAATGCTAGAGGTGTACGCTTCTTTGATTACTACGCTGAGGATGAATCTTACGAGCTTGGCGTACTTACCAACCTGAGAAAACTTGCTAATAAGCACGGATGGTTCTTCGAATGGTACGATGCCGGAACTATTATGGTGTACCCTGATTAGGGTATGCCGGTTACTGATAACTTTAAAAACAAATTGCTATGGGACTAGATATGTACCTATTCAGAACTACTCACTTAAGATTGACTAATGATGCGTCTACAAAGGAACTTAATTCAGCACACATCAAAGGGGAACGAATAACTAGGATAGTCGAGGAAATGGCTTATTGGAGAAAGGCAAACCACATCCACAATTGGTTTGTTAAAAACGTTCAAGACGGCGAAGATGACTGCAATGAATACTATGTCACCAACGACCACATTAAAGAGCTTAACAAAGTTTGTAAGAGGGTCTTGGATGACAACTCTTTAGCGAAGGAGCTGTTACCTACAGCTAGTGGTTTCTTCTTTGGAGGCGTAGAGTACGACAAGTACTACTTTCATTGGGTATCTCATACCCTAGAGGTAACTAATACGTTACTTGAGGAGATGGGGAGTTACAACTCATTTTCAGTCGACATTGTATACCAATCATCTTGGTAGAAAATTAAGGAGGGCATTGCCCTCTGGTTACTGATAACTTAATTAAATGACTATGAAATACGATTTAGAAGTAACAGGAGTAGTGTACACACAAACTCCTATGGGGACATCTTACAGATGCACAACGAACGTGGATGGTGTAACAATACACTACACTAGCATCATAGGGATAACCTTCATAGAGGGCACGTGGTCGAAGATAAAACACTACCAGCACCTAACAGAGGCACAGCTAGAAAACCTGATCGATAAGTATGAGGAGAGTAAAAGCTTGCACGTTAACCAATTAAACAGTAGATTTGACTATGGAAACTGAATTTATGAACAGCTTAAGCAAGGCTGAACTAAAAGCTGTTGAGCTAGGTTTGAGATTCCTATTGGATGACATAACAGAAGAGCTTAGGCACTACGAAGAGTCACGGATGGATGAAGCCGTGCAGACCTCAAGGGAGGTCTTAGAAGTACTTTATAGCGTACTTAAAAAGGTACGTGAAAAGGGGATGGAATAATACATATGACTATGAGAGAAGATTTAATTGAGGCGTTCAAGGATATGAATGTCGTTACCTTATTTATAATCGTAATGCTATTGCCAATGGCTATGGGTTACATTATAGTAACAGCTATTCAAAAGCTGTTCGGTTTATTCACTAGATAAAAACAAAAGAGATGACAAAAGAAGAAACAATTCAGAAGATGAATGAAGGCACTAGCCTTATGACCAAGGGTCAAATGATGGATGAGCTGTACTCAGTAATCGAAAGGATGAAGAACAGAGCTGAAGCAGATTACGATGCTCTAAATCTGTTGGATGCAGTACGCATCGAATGTCTACTAGAGAACTACGAGATTCTAGCTAAGACTGAATAAGTAACTAAATTAAATTAACTATATGACTTTAGGAGAAAAGCTGTCTTTGATACAGCAAGAATTCAAGGCTCAAAAGAGCCGTTACAACAGCTTTGGGAAGTACAACTTCCGTTCAGCTGAAGACATCTTAGAAGGGCTGAAACCCTTCAACAAGAAGTACAAGGTATACTTTGTGGTAAGGGAGAAGATAACGACCTCTTTCATCGGGGCAACAACTCCGGTGATGGTATCTAAGGCTACCATATATGACATCGAAAGCGATGCATCAGTCTCAGCAACAGCTGTAGTGGGTGTTGACTTAGAACAGAAGGGGATGCAGACACCACAATCATTTGGTAGTGCTTCTTCTTATGGGAAGAAGTACGCACTTGGAAACCTATTATTGATCGATGACACCGCAGATGCAGATGCTACGAACAGCCACGGCAAGTCCACAGCTCCGAGCAAAGCCCCTGCGAAGAAGGATGACAGCTTCCAACAGTCTATCGATTACTTGAAGTCCACTCCAGATGACAAGAAGGGAGCTGTACTGCAGATGATTTTAGACAAATACGGCAACAAGTTTTCTGAGAAACAAGTAGCCGCACTTAGAAAGTTTGTCTAATGGAGTTTGCTAAGTTATTGGTGGAGCGGACAGGTAAACCATACCTGTCCTACTCCGCCCTAAAATACGCCGCAGATGGTGGGAAACAGCAGGATATGAAGCTGTTTGAACTCTATGTGCGGGGGTTACTGAAGAAGGATAGCCCAGCGCTAACCTTCGGTAGCTTATACGATATGATGCTACTCGAACCTGAGAAGGTTGATGATAGCTTCTACGTTCTTGACGACAGCGAAATCATCGCTGAGCTGAAAGACGAATACAAGAACCCTAGAGCCTCGAAAGCCTACAAGGAATGGAAGGCATCACAAGAATCGGGTGAGCGCACTCAGGTGAACGAGGAGGATTGGCAGATGGCTGTCGATATGATTAATCGTTTGGACAGCTCCGAGATTGTGGACCCTGAGACCGGGGAGATGATCCCGGTACGCAACTTCCTTCAGGGACAAGCTCAGGTTGAATTCAACACTTGGATAGAAGAGATACCGGTACGAGGTTTCTTCGATGTATTGGGTGACGGCTTCGTAACGGACAGCAAGTCCACAAGAAATGTATATGGTTTCAAGTACGATGTCAAGTCTTTTGACTATGACATCCAAGCCTACATCTACACTCAGGTAGCGAAGACAGATACCTTCTATTGGGTAGCTCAGGGCAAGTCTAAGCCCTATCTGACAGCTGTTTACAAAGCTTCTCCGCAGATTATTGCTTCTGGGGAGCGTAAGTTTTGGTCCGGCGTTAGAAACATTGAGAGATGGCTCCGAGACCCATCAAAGGGCACGGAGACATTTGCTATCTACCAAGAGATATAAGTGTATAAATTTGTTTATTAATCGGAGACAACATACATTTGTCTCACAACTTAAATTTAATTAGTTATGGCAGAAGAGAAAATTTTTGCAAACGGATTCTCTTTTAAGAGAAGAGAGAACGCTCCTGATTTTATTATCGGGAATCAATCAATCAAGGTTGACGATGCTATCAGCTTTCTGAACAAGCATCAAAAGAACGGTTGGGTCAACCTTGACATCAAGCAAGCAAAGAATGGTAACTATTACCTAGAGCTTGATACTTGGGAGCCGAAAGGCGGCGCTAA